ACCTTGATTACCTTGAGCTCCTGTAGCACCTTGGTTACCTTGATTTCCTTGAGCTCCTGTAGCACCTTGGTTACCTTGAGCTCCTGTAGCACCTTGGTTACCTTGATTTCCTTGAGCTCCTGTAGCACCTTGGTTACCTTGATTTCCTTGAGCTCCTGTAGCACCTTGATTTCCTTGAGCTCCTGTAGCACCTTGGTTACCTTGATTTCCTTGAGCTCCTGTAGCACCTTGGTTACCTTGAGCACCTGTAGCACCTTGGAAACCAGTAGATCCTTGAGCACCTTGTGCTCCTGTGGAACCTTGTGCTCCTGTGGAACCTTGGTTACCCGTATTTCCTTGAGCACCCGTAGCACCTTGAAAACCAGTAGATCCTTGAGCGCCTGTTGCTCCCGTAGAACCTTGAGCACCTGTATCACCTTGCGCTCCTGTGGAACCTTGAAAACCTTGCGCACCTGTATCACCTGTTGCACCTTGGTTACCTTGATTTCCTTGAGCTCCTGTGGAACCTTGGTTACCTTGATTTCCTTGAGCTCCTGTATCACCTTGAGCACCTGTATCACCTTGCGCTCCTGTATCGCCTTGAAAACCTTGCGCACCTGTATCACCTTGCGCACCCGTTGCACCTTGAAACCCGGTAGATCCTTGAGCACCTTGCGCACCCGTATTTCCCTGAGCACCTGTTGCACCTTGAAAACCTTGAGCTCCGGTATTTCCCTGTGCACCTGTTACACCTGATCCGGTATTTCCCTGTGCTCCTGTTGCACCTTGAAAACCAGTAGATCCTTGCGCACCTGTATCGCCTTGAGCGCCTGTTGCTCCTTGAAAACCCGTAGAACCTTGTGCGCCTTGAGCACCTGTATCACCTTGCGCACCTGTTACACCTGATCCGGTATTTCCCTGCGCACCTGTTGCTCCTTGAAAACCCGTAGATCCTTGTGCACCTGTATCGCCCTGCGCTCCGGTATTTCCTTGCGCACCTGTTACACCTGATCCAGTAGATCCTTGCGCACCTGTTGCGCCTTGAAAACCAGTAGATCCTTGTGCGCCTGTATCACCTTGAAAACCTTGTGCGCCTGTTGCTCCTTGAAAACCAGTTGATCCTTGAGCACCTGTTACACCTGATCCGGTATTTCCCTGCGCACCTGTTGCTCCTTGAAAACCCGTAGATCCTTGTGCACCTGTTGAACCTTGAAAACCCGTAGATCCTTGAGCGCCTGTATCGCCTTGAAAACCAGTGGATCCTTGAGCACCTGTATCGCCTTGCGCTCCAGTATTTCCTTGTGCTCCTGTAGCACCTGATCCTGTAGATCCTTGAGCACCTGTTGCTCCTTGAAAACCCGTAGATCCTTGTGCACCTGTTGAACCTTGAAAACCAGTAGATCCTTGAGCACCTGTATCGCCTTGCGCTCCAGTATTTCCTTGAGAACCTGTTGCACCTTGAAAACCAGTAGATCCTTGCGCACCTGTATCACCTTGTGCACCTGTAGCTCCTTGAAAACCAGTAGATCCTTGAGCACCTGTTGCGCCTTGTGCACCTGTTGCGCCTGATCCGGTATTTCCCTGTGCACCTGTAGCTCCTTGAAAACCAGTAGAACCTTGCGCACCTGTTGAACCTGATCCTGTTGCACCTTGAAAACCGGTAGAACCTTGCGAACCTGTTGCACCTTGAAAACCAGTAGAACCTTGTGCACCTGTTGAACCTTGAAACCCAGTAGATCCTTGTGCACCTGTAGTACCGGATCCTGTTGCGCCTTGAAAACCAGTAGATCCTTGAGCACCTGTTGCGCCTTGAAAACCTTGCGCACCTGTAGCTCCTTGAAAACCAGTAGAACCTTGCGCGCCGGTTACACCTGATCCAGTATTTCCTTGTGCGCCTGTTGCACCTTGAAAACCAGTAGAACCTTGGGCACCTGTTGAACCTTGAAACCCAGTAGATCCTTGTGCGCCTGTAGTGCCTGATCCGGTATTTCCTTGTGCGCCTGTTGCTCCTTGAAAACCAGTAGATCCTTGTGCACCTGTTACACCTGATCCTTGTGCGCCTGTAGCTCCTTGAAAACCAGTAGATCCTTGCGCCCCTGTTACACCTGATCCTGTTGCACCTTGCGCCCCAGTATTTCCTTGCGCTCCTGTAGCTCCTTGAAAACCAGTAGATCCTTGAGCACCTGTTACGCCTGATCCTGTTGCACCTTGAGCGCCTGTAGCACCCTGAAAACCAGTAGATCCTTGTGCGCCTGTTACACCTGATCCTGTTGCACCTTGCGCTCCAGTATTTCCTTGTGCACCAGTAGCACCTTGAAAACCAGTAGATCCTTGAGCGCCTGTTACACCTGATCCAGTAGAACCTTGGGCACCTGTAGCACCTTGAGCTCCTGTTACACCTGATCCTGTTCCTCCGCCCGGAGCACCTTGTGCACCTTGAGCTCCTGTTGAACCTTGTGCACCTGTTCCTCCACCCGGAGCGCCTGTAGCACCTTGAGCTCCTTGTGCTCCTTGTGCACCACTATTACACGGCACAAAGCAGTCGCATTCATCCGGAACATAGGGCACTTCATCGCACCAATTGCACGTGTTTCCACAGTCGCACGAATCTGATCCTGTATAATTACAATCTGGGCACGGCACATAGTATCCATTTGCGCAAGGATTGTTACAAGGATTCGGAGCATATGGCGCACCATTAATATAAGAAACTGTAAGGTTTGTAACTGTTATATTCTGACTTGTTATATTTGTTGCGTTTATGTTACTCATTTATATAAAAAACAGATATATTTTAAATTGATATATTATTTAATTAGTTATACTAAATGTCCTATTACAATGTTATAATGTTATAATCGGTTATAATGTTATATTATTGTATAAAAAGTATTATGGATTAATTTGGCACGGGGAACGGACGCTGATTTTTCTCAATAACCAAGGGCTCTGGGATGAATATCGGCTTCTTCTCGTAAATATTAGACGAAGCCAACTTTGTAATTTCCGGTTTAAAACATGGCGCAGGGTTCACTAAATTTGTCGAATTAATACCGAACAAAAAGGACTCTGTATCGGCCGCATTATACGACAATTTATTCCACGGAATTTGCGCGGGCATTAATCCATTACCAGGCAATCGCGTATTGTAAGCGGCGCCATATTGCGAATTCGGATACAATGTGTAATTTTCAAACTGTTTATATTCTCTCTGTTCTAAACAATAATTTCCAGGAGTATTTCTATTACGTGTAGACGCCATTTATATATGCTAGTATAAAAAGTTCGCGAATATACAGTAATTGTCTTAGAATATTCTTTCTTTTAGGGTCGACATATTTTTTTCCGATATTTGCCCTGTTTCTAGATACTCGCTTACGCAAATATGGGTTAAATGCATAAACTCATAAGCAAATAAAATGAGTAGTCCATACTCCTCGTCGGCGGTCATAAGACGCCTAGCCAGTTTAAGCATACATGCGCGTAGTTCTTGGCTCCCCTTTAATTGTTCATATAGCTTATGAAGAGCGTCGCTCATTAGTGTTTCATCGCGTTCTTCTAACCCTAAAATATCCAATAATTCTTGTCGATATATCGTGTCTCTCACAAACTCCATATCACTCAGTGTTATTTCGTCTGTTGCCAAAAATACATCCGGCGTGTGATATGTGCAAACAATCTTGGTGTTATACATTACATTACTTACAAACTAATATTTATATCTAAACAGTAATAAATATTATTTTACATCCTTCAAATTACAGAAGTTTCGGTGTTTATGCGTATTGGTAGGTGGAGTGTTTGTTCGCATAATCAGTATCCTTTGTCAATTCACGAGAAGGAACGCCACCGCGAACCCATCCGTCAGATGCGACATTTTCGATTTTATTGGCAGGGTTATTGATTCTCTCTTGAACTGCGGGTAAAAGGGGTGTCTGGTGATACTTAATGTAACTCTTTTCGCTTAAATTATTCACGCTGCGCTTGTTGACAATCTGCTCGCCCTGTTGAATTTGAGATTCCATTACAGGGTTCACTGATCCGCGTCCTAAATAGGGAACGGTGGCGAATGGGCGTTGGAACAAATCAATATGGCATCTGGGGTGCGTTTGAATGGTTCCAATTTGGAGCTTGGATGATTCGTCAATATTGCACCCTCCAGCACCAGAGTTATATCCACCGTTGTACATGATACCAGGCTGCGAAGTCGCGAGAGCCTTAACATTTTTCATAGAGCAATCAGCAGCAAAGAAATTCTGAGTCATATAATTACATGATGCTACGTTTTGAATGCTCGTTTGATCTATACAACACGAATCATTTCCAAGACGTGACATATTATCAAAGGTATAACTAGAGACGTTAGCCATTTATATAATTATAATACATATTATTTTTTTACAAATTTAAATGTTTTTGAGTGTTTTATATTCTTGTAGTTTCTAAATATCAAATAACAAATATTTCCCAAAAAATAACAAACCACTTAATAAAGCGTGTATCTGTAGTTGTCTTGTACTCTCGCGATAGCACCTTCTGGAGTAGATTCCTTACCAGAGTATTTAAGGTCATTATACAAAAACTGAGCATAAGCTGATTGGTCGTTCTCTACTCGCGTATTTGCTGTGCTGAAAAATGCTCTATTGGATTGATCTAGTTCGAACTGCTGCCAAAGGTCTCCGTAAAGTTGCTGATTCGTGTTTTTAATACCCGGGTTCATCATCTGAACGGCCTTCTTGATATTTTTTGTAATGTCCTCATCGACATCAACATTAAATGACGGAGGCGCCGATTTTCTCTCGGGATCGCCGTTAATCTGTGTCAATAGAACATTGCTAAATGGATTCTTTTTGGTTCCTTCCTTAAATTCAGTTTTTAAAACAGTGTCTAAAGTAACCGGGTTGACATAAGAGTCCGTTTTTTTATCAAACATTCCGGTTACTTGATTTCCCTGAATACTGAACCCCTCATTTAACATCTGGTTTGTAAGCTTTTGTTTTCTCATCTTAAATAAGCCAAAAATTACGGCTAATGTTAATGTTCCGACCACTAAAATTCTTGTCGATGTTGTTGAAACATATCCTAAAATCGTGATTAATATGACAAGTCTCGTAATGGCGTTTAGTTTTTGTTCGTAGCACATATCACTCGTTGGCCATAATTCAAACATGTATTCTTTATTAAATAGAATGGTAGGTTCATTGGTCCAAAATTGAATTGCTGTCATTATATATAAACAGTTTAAAAAAGTTTATCTAATTACTTAATTTTTATGAATATAGAACTATAAAAATTAATTAAAAATATATAAAATTGAATAAAAAGGAGAGATCTGTATTATTTCTTTCCCTTCTTTTTATTGGGTTGTGGCTTTGAACCTCGTGGCGTTTTTTCGATCTTCTCCTCGGCAGCAAACAACTTCAACAATTCTTCTTCCGACATTTGCGGCTGGTGTGGTTGCTCTGGCATAGCTGCGCGTTTTTGTGCTAACAATTCCGCCTCGGCCTTTGCTTTCGCGTTAGCCTGCGACTTGGCTAGGATTCTCTCCTTAGTTTTTGCCAACTTCATTTTTTGATCCAAGTTAGCCTGCATCGCCCCCATATTCACCTTTCCTCCACCCAATCCACCTAATCCACCTAATCCAGCCAAATTACCAAGTCCAGAAAGGTTTCCCATACCCATCTTACTTAACATTGATTGAATATTATCCATACCGGGCATATTCTTCATCTTATTCATCATCTCAGTTGCCTCGGCAATAAGCTCAGACTCTTTCAAATCACCCGTTTTAATTTTAGAATCCAATTTATCGCCAACCGTCTTTACCAAACCCATCAATTTTGTCGGATTTTTCATAAGCTTCTGGAAAACATCCTTCATATCTGAAGCTTCGTCAAAATCCATATTTAAATTATTCGCGGTTTCTTCGGCAATCTCGCGCGCCAACTGTCCGAGCTTTCCATCCAACATACCCGTAATATGTTCGTGGAGTTGTTCGGCATCAGGCATATTAATACCCGGCTCCGCGCTGTCTGACTTATTTCCACTCATATCAAATAACCCCTGCATGTGGGATAACGTCTCCTCCAACTTGGACTTAAATTCATCCTGGTTTATCGCCTCGAACATTTTGGCCGTATCACCAAACGCATCCTTGTTATCAAGTGTGCCGACAATGGAAAATGTAATTAACTGCAAGTATTTCCAAATGGTCTCCTTGGTTTTTGATGAAATGTCACACTGCCACAAATTTCTAAAATGAATACTAGGCAAAAACTCCGTATCAACATCAGAATCAATTTTGAACATGTCTTCGTTTTGATACAAAATATCAAAGAACCTGGGCGGCACCTTCTTTTTACAAAAAGAAAACAATATCTTCGTTGATGCCTGCTTATGCTTCTCAAATGCTCGTGTTCTCTCTTCGAGATCATCAATATACTCAAATTTGTCCATGGGTTTCCACCACTTCGAAATAAATGTGTTGTATTCGGGAAAGGTCGTCATTAAATCATTAACAAAATCGCCAATTACACGCGTGAATTCATCCGGAATAGCAGTTTTACTCGCCTCAGTCATAATAATTAAATATAAATTATATATTTAAATCAAATTTAATGAAAATATATAATAGATTCTCGGCCTGGTTATCAGCGAGTATCGCATAACTCGGCAAGCTTTGTCAAATTTTGAATGTACTTTAAAACCTTGGCTTGGTTATCGGGTCCCATATTGCGAATTGGGTCGCGTAGACGATTAATCGACTCCATAATTTTATCGTTATTTTGAGAAACAGACAAATCCGCAGAATAATCCTTATTCATAAAAAAGTCCAAATCTCCTGCCTCGATTTCTGCCTTGTATTTGCCCACAATAAATGTATTCCAAATCTTGACAATCATTTTGGGGTTTGCCTTACGAATCGCAATTAACGAGTTCTTGGCAGATAAAATGTCAGCGTCTTCCGGAAATACCGCGTGTACATCATTTACAAACTCCAAGAAATGGTCGTTAAAGGCAGTAAGAATGTTATTCATTTAAATTAATTTATATTTTTATTTTTAAATTAATTTCATTATATATTAATAACGCGTGAATTAGACCAACCTCATAAATTAGATAATCCCATAAATTAGAACCCCCCATAAATTAGTAACTCAATGGCGGTTTATTTCCGGTAAGTTTTTTGAGATCTGAATCGCGTTCCTCCTTCATTTTTCTAATACGGTCTTCCATCACCTGGTTCGACGCGTCCTCTCCTATCTTTGCTGCGCCTCTAATAGTTGTATTCGTTTCCTCGGAACCAGAATACTCGGATATTTGCCCACTGAATGCCGTGTTCAAATCAACATAATTATGCATTTGGCGCATACCTCCGTTACCCTTTGCCTCCAATTCCTCCGGCGCCTGATCTAAAAAGCTATATTGGTCAGAGACTATATTACTAAACCCGCCCCCAAATGAGAATGCCGTTGGCTCCATGTTGTTTTGAGTCGCCTTTCTAACCTCTACCTCTTGGCGTGGCTTCAAATATTCTAGAATTTGCTCGCCATACAATACCTGATACCCCTTTGTCAATAACAACAGCGCTGGGACACGATTCACATTTTCAGGCAAGATGATTTTTTGCCCGTTTTCTAGAATAATATAAGTCTTATTATTTTCATCCTTGATTCTCTTGTCAATACAAATAAAATGAATATCAGTCTGTGATTGTGACTTTGACAAGATCTGAATATATTTCTTAGATACCTCGCAATATTTACTATGATATAAAATGCAACTCATCTTAACCTATACTTAGTTTATTCCAATTAATATTTAACTCATTTTAAAAAAAATTGATTTTATTTTTCAATTTAAATATAAAGTAATATTAGATATAATGGACCCTCAAATAGAGCTTCGTGACGTTGTTGATGCGTTTGGTTTCACCCTCAGCGGCGTAAATGTAAGTTTGGCAAACGCCGTCAGGCGAACAATCTTATCTGATGTACCGTTGGTAGTTTTTAGAACAACACCAAATGAACAAAATAAGTGTAATATTATTGCGAATACTAGTCGCCTTAATAATGAGATTATTAAACAGCGTCTGAGTTGTATTCCTATCTGTATCAAGGATACCGAGTCGTTCCCACTAAAAAATTATATCATGGAAGTAAATGTGGAAAACACCACGGATACAATTATGTTCGTCACATCTGAAAATTTTACCATCAAGGATTTAGTTACAGGGAAATTATTGCCACAGGACAAGGTCAGAGAAATCTTTCCGCCGAATGATATGACCGGATATTACATCGATTTTGTCAGATTGCGTCCTAAAATTTCAGAGGAATTGCACGGTGAAAAGATTCATCTTACATGCGAATTCGATATTAGTAGCGCCAAGGAAGATGGCATGTTTAATGTAGTATCTACTTGCGCTTATGGGTTCACGGCCGACACTGCCGCACAGGATGCCGAGTTGGCTAGAAAACATCAAACATGGAAGGACGAGGGTAAGAACGCAAAGGAGATCAAGTTTGAATCTGATAACTGGAAATTACTAGACGCCAAGCGCATTTTCAAGCCAAATAGCTATGATTTTGAGATTCAAACTGTGGGGATTTATACAAATAATGAACTTGTTGATATGGCGTGTAGGATTCTAATTGACAAGTTGAATGGACTTGTAAAAATTATTGAAAGTGATGAATTGATCATCAAGAAATCGGAAAATACTATGGCAAACAGTTTTGATGTTATTCTAGAAAATGAGGATTATACAATCGGTAAAGTATTGGAATATTTATTATATACAAAGTTCTATGAGACCAATACGCTTACATTTTGCGGGTTTAAAAAGATGCACCCTCACGACACGGACAGCATTATTCGTGTAGCATATACCGAACCAGTTGAAAAATCGAGTGTTAAGGGTCATTTAAGAGAGTGTATCGATGATGCCATTCAAATATATACAAAAATGAAGAAGGATTTCTTGCGATTCGTCAAGGACTAAAATCGCGAAAATACTACAACCGTGTAGGGAAAATGGGAAATTTATACTTTTAAAAATCCCTACACATGTAGAACGAAACATGTTGTTTTGGGGAAAGTATTTTGGGAAAGTCAATTTTGGACATTTTTTTTGTCCATTTTTGAAAACCTAAAATACTTTATGCCAAAAACATGTTTTGACTGCATAATTGAAATTTATGGTCTTGTCGCCAAAAAAATAATTTTCAATTTGTTACGATAATTTAAAAAATTAAAACTTAGAAATATTTTCCGTCTCTATTTTATGGAGACTTTAGGGGACAAAATTCAGCCAATATTAAGCCAAAATTCAGCTTCAAAATTTTACTGTAGTTTTTGTGACTACGGAACGTCTAAAAAATGTAATATTGAAAGTCATAATGTAAGTGCTAAACACAAAAAGATTACAGATGGTTTCATTGAGGGACAAAATTCAGCCAAAATTCAGCCAAAATTTGGTCAACATGTAAATAAAGAAATATTTGTATGCTCTTGTGGAAAAGAGTATCATCATAGACAAGGATTATGGAGACATAAAAAAAATTGTATGAATGACAACTCGCCTGAAGAAGAAACTGTTATTAAACCTAAGGGTGATCATTGCGACAATGATCTAATTATGATGTTGATAAATGATAATAAAGATCTTCGCAATTTATTAATAGAACAATGTAAGGAAAATACTGAATACAAGAATTTTATGATGGAGCAACAAACGATGATGATAAAAGTATTAGAAAATGGAACTCATAATACAACGCATACGAATTCACATAATAAGGCATTTAACCTTAATTTTTTCTTAAATGAAACGTGTAAAGATGCGATGAATATTACGGATTTTGTTGAGTCAATTAAGTTGCAATTATCAGACCTGGAGAGAGTAGGGGAATTAGGTTATGTAGAAGGTATTTCTAATATTATTGTAAAGAATCTCAAGGACCTTGATGTTACTCAAAGGCCGGTTCATTGTACCGACAAGAAGAGAGAAACAATGTACATTAAAGATGAGGACAAGTGGGAAAAGGACGACGAACAAAAGAAAATGCATAAAATGGTAAGAAAGGTTGCGGATAAAAACGCAAGAATGGTACCCAAGTTCAAGGAGGCACATCCGGATTGTGCCAAAAGTGCTTCCCGCTTTTCTGATCAATACAATAAAATTATCATGGAAGCTATGGGCGGAAAAGGTGACAATGATTTTGAAAAGGAAGAAAAAATCATTAGGAAGGTTTCCAAGGAAGTAATTGTGGAAAAGGACTTATAAAATCGCAAAAATACTACACCCGTGTAGGAAAATTGGGAAAAACACGGATAAAAAGTTCCCTACGGCTGTAGCAAGAAACATGTTATTTTGGGGAAAGTCAAAAATGGACATTTTTTGGTCTGGTCACTAAAAAACAATTTTCAATTTGTTACGATAAAATTTTATATTTATGTTTATAATAATTTAGACACTTTTTTTTGTTGCCATATATAGTGAATGGCAACAAAGTTTATTGAAAATAGTGAAACCGATAAGGCAGAATATTATTGCGAAAAATGTGATGAATCCATAAACCATCGACACATAACATCTAAAATGATAGTGTCACATGTTCCAATCATAATCCCGTGTATATGGTGGATATTCGGGTCGAACGAAGGGTCATATACTGACCATTATGTGGATAAAATAATGGCAGTAGTTTTGACGACATCAGTATTGGTATCAACGATTTATCACTACTATTATGAATGTGTACTACATAGCATAGAAGCGACGGTTCTAATAATAAATACGATGATGTTGAACGCATATATGTATTATCGCGGAGTGCACGTGCTATATATAGGGACAGGAGTGGGAATCTTATATATATTGCAGCGAACAATCGATAGTGTAGATGTAAAGGAGAGAGAGACATACGAAGTGTACCATCCCCGCTGTCATTATATCGCTGGGGCATATGTAACATACTGCGTATACCTAATACAAGAAACATATCGCGTCGATAATATGGTGGCGTGTCCAGGGCAACTATTGCCATTAAATGAATTATGCGGTCTGGACACATAAACGGTCAAATTTGAATATTTGAATCATATAAACAATTAGTAATTTCTAATTATATTTATTCCTTGTTGTAATCAAACAAGGGATAAATTTATAGATACCATTAGACATTTAAAATAGGATAAAATAATAGATACGATAAGAAAATTGGGCTTCCGAATTAATCAACACTTACATCCGCCGCTGTAACGATATCCTTATTTCTTTTTCTCATTTGAAAGTTCAAGCAATACATCAACAGAGATGGATGCAAGTTGTTCACATAGTCAATTACTACGCCGTTCGTAACAACGTGTTTTTGATCACGAAGCTCAGTTAAATACTTGTTGTGAATATTATACATGTGTGTTCTATATTGGTCAGAGAATTCCTTCAAAGGCTTCTCCTTCTTAATGTAACAGGAAATATAGTTACTAAATATTGTGTTTGTAAATAGATGCACTTGATCTCTAAACTTGGAAAATTCAGACTTGTTCTCGGGATAAAATTTCAAGAATTCTCCAACCCGCCCCTCCTTTCGCAGAGCCAAGTACTGATATTGTAGCTTTGGCTGGTTTCCTCTAAGGCTTCTTACTTGCTCATAAACCGGATTGCGAATTTTAGCTCTTTCTCCAGTAGCCTTATTATGCAGCATAACGCCAACAACATCATATGGCGTATTCATCGACCCATATTTGTCAACTAGATCCGCATATTTATCAAACGCATAAACTAGAGGAAATTTGACGGTGGTGTCCAGCGCATAAAAGGTATCCTTATAGTCTTTCGAATTGTGTACTTCTACGCGAATATTATCAGGATCATTATGGATAGAATAAACTGCCACTAGATACAATTGTGGCTTTTTAAACGGGACAACAATTCTATTTTCGGGGTGTTGAAGCACAAAGCTATAACAGAGGTGCTTCTCCAAATTATCCAGCACAAGTCGGTTTTCCTTTGCGGCCTCTAAAAACATGTCACGAAATGAGTTTGTTTTAGAACCCTTGTAAAAACTAGATGTGGCTCCAACCGTGTTACGCGTTGCGATCTCCCAACCACCAGTCACACCGATTGAATCATCCCAAAACACATTAATCATTGTTCCCTCAACAAACTCTTCTGCGTCAATATCGGATAGATCTTCAGAAAAACGCTTAATAAAATCGTCGCATTGAATAGATTTAGGAGGAGCGAACCCAACGACCTTATTATTACAATTGATAATTACTGAACGACACAGTCCGTATGTAGGAATTAGATCGTAACTTAAAAATGGCTTGTCGTATCTGATAACTTTATAAATAGAATTATTCGCAGTTCTACATTCTACCTTGTTTAATTTTAGTATACCTGCCGCATTAGAGTCATTTTTAACAATGTCATCGAAACCCTGTATGTTAGTCAATGTGTGTGTAACAAATGTAGTCATTTCCAGTATATATAATTGTGTGAATGTCTTTAAACTATATTTTTTCAATGATTTTAACTTAAGCATAAAAATTTCTATTATAAATATAGAAACAAATGTCATCAGATACGGAAAAAGAAAAAGAAAAACAACCAGAAATTACTCCTGATCAAAATGATACGGTGTTAGAGCTCCAACTCGGAGATGTTATTCAAATAAGTAGTCCGCTAAATGAGGTATTAAATGGTCAGACATATATTATTGATTATATTGATAAATCAAAAGCTTATTTGATCAATACGGCCACGATGGAAAAACTCCGTTTACCAATCTCTCTAGAGGGGGTAATTGGAGACGGAAATATAACCCGCATTGCGATCTTAAGCAGAAGTGATTCGGCAAGCTACGCAGAACAAAATGGGCTAGTAACCGGTAAATGGATCAACATTTATTTCGGTGGTGAGATGCCAATCATTATAACCGGTGAAATTACTAATTTAGAAAATGATATGATTGAAATCAAGACGGTAGATGACGATGTAATTTATTTGAATTTTGATTACAAGGGTATTCCTGAGAGTTTACCGATTGAAATGATTGAAATTCGTGAAAAGCCGTCTGAGCCCTTGGCAGCACAGCAACAACAAGAACAACAACAAGAACAACAACAAGAACCTTTAGAGGATTTGTCCGAATTAAACGAAGAACCAGAAGAAATGAAGGTTGCTGACCCAGAAAAAATTCGCCTTACTGTCCCGGTGAAAGAGATCAAGGATCAATTGAGAGAGTTTATAGTCAAGGCAGACAATGTCAAGTTTGGTGACGAAGAGTTGGGCGCAATTGTTCAATATATTGATGTAGCAACAAAAAGTCAGAGATATAGTATTGAAACACAAGTTAGCGATTTGCTCGACGAACTTCTCTCTACCATTCCAAGCGCGCAAAGAACACCACGAGTTCTCAATAATATTCACATAATGATTGAGCGTTTTAAACAACTACGCGAGCGCTTCTCGTTGTTTGATCAATATGGCAATATTGAAGGGATTTTAGTAAAGGAGGCGTCATACAAACCATTAACGGTATATTTCAAACAATTACAAACCACCTTATATTGGATTTTACCCGTCGTCAAAAATGTTAAAAAGGTCTACAATGTGGAGCACATCGACGAGGAAAATGCCGACCTAGTGAATATTGATTTGACGAGCGACTTGAAAAATATTCAGGAACTAGTGAACAATTACAAGGCAAACGATATTCCGTCAGATCAAAATAGATATGCCGAATTTTATTCAGACATGAACCCATATTTAACGCCGTTTGAAATGATTTCCGACGAACAAGTTGGCGGCATTATTGATGACAAAACTGCGCAATCTAACATTAATACCATTATTGACAATTTGGAAGAAATGTATTCGTCTATTTATAGCAGTAATGCGGTAAGAACACGACGATTCGTAATACAAAAATACAACACCGCGCTAACCAAATTAGATACGGTTGACTCGACAAGCGCAAGGCTACATACGGTGAGAACAAATATGACGAAAAACGACACCCTCTCCATAAAATCGTTTATTACATTACCAGAGCCTGTTATCCGCTTTTCAAAAATCAATCTTCCTGGAACTAGCATATTAGACAAGGCCAATCTAAATCAGTCGTTCTTAAATTATTGGCAGTTATTGAAAAAGAAAACCAATGTCCATACGACCTTTATTGATAACGTAAATTCAGAGTTCGAGTTTAACGAGCAGAATTTCGCAAATAACATCAAAAACTTTGCGCTGAATTTAAGCGAGCAGGACATGGGTAGCATGACACGTAAAGAAATATACGACAGTTTCGTCAAGGCGATTGTTCCCAAGACAAAGACGTTGTTTAATTTGATGAAAAAATATATTACAGGCAAGTTGTCCATTATAGATGTCGTTTCCTATTTGGAGCCATTTTTAGTCTATACAGATGATCTAACGTACATGCAATATAAGGAGATTACCGATTTTATAGACGAGAAGATTTCAGACTACAACAAAAAGTTTATTGATCGCTCGAAAATCTTTAAAAGAATTTATAATTTGCGATTTAACACGAGTGTTATTAAGCAAAGAGCCTTCAGCATAGTAGACATTTTAAAGAAAATGCGCTTTGAGATAATTACGGAGGGTTATGACATGGTCGACCCTGAGAAGACATTTACAAATTCGGAGATTCTTCGCAAATTATTATTGAAGGATTACACCAAATTATACACAACGGCATTGTCTGTTCAAAACTTTCCTCTGCTATTTCCCACTGAATTTTCTACTCTGTTTGAGGAGGAAAAAAATAAGCTAGATGATAAACTTAAAAAGGAAAAAGGCGAAGACAAGTGTAAAACAGTCACAATTGCGAAATACTATTCTTCGATGGTGGAACTAAACGGCGACAACGGAAAATCGCCCATTTACTTTGACAAAAAATACGACAAGACAAATTACGGAATGTTGGAGGAAAATTACGGAAAGGATGTGATGATAATGTCGTCGGAAGAACTACGAGCTCACATCGCTAAAGATTTGATGATAAAGAAGAAGATGAGTGAATACGATGCAGACTATCTGGCGACGACTCTTGTTGATGGTCATAAAAAGGTGCTTGATGGCCAGTTTGCGATATTATACAAGGGTTATAAGGAGGATGTCGCAGACGAGGTTGATTTTTATGTTCGTAAGGGTAATAAATGGGAGCTAGATGCGGATGTTAGTAAGGAAGGCATAAACACAGATGAATCGTCGATATTATGTGATATGCAGGAGAAGTGTATAACCGCTCCTGGTAAAATTGATGATAAATGTGAAAGCACGAAAGAAAACGAATTGGGACTGCAAACAAAGCTTCTTAAAGACGTTATAAGTGAATTTGATAGTAAGTACAAATTATCAAAGGAGGAATTACAGGCCAAAGTGTCAAGCAGACTAGAATATTTACAAAACATTATTCATGTGGTAACCAAACTAGAGGCAAATGAGATGTTTAAATATAACAACCAGAAGTATAAAATGGGCACCAATGTTGACGATAAGCAAATCGGTCAAATCTCGCCATATCAACCCATATTAAATATAATATTAAGAGAGGCCGATTTCGTTAAAAAACAGCGCAACATAATTAGATTTACAAATACCTTTACCAGAACATTTATACCTGGGATGGGACCATTAAATCAAGTAGAATCTCAACACTGGCTATACTGTTTAAAAACCGGCGTTCCATTATTGCCCATATTTAAATACGAATTGGCCGAGGTTTTTGTTGTTGGCGGAGAATACGAGTATGTTCAAAAGATCGAACTTTTAAAGTCGACAATTGGAACAGAAAGTGATGACGGTGATTGGTGGGTTGATAAACATAGCGGCTGGACCATTTGTCCAGTTGAGTTTAGTATTGAAGAAGGATATGATGAGGGTTTCCGCATTTCCACTAGAGCTGTTATGGAAACGGACGCGGGTAACAAAATTCAGTCAGCTTTATCGGAGCAGGGTATAAAATATACAACACCTGATACTATTATGATAAATAACACGATAAATACGCTTTCTATTGCGATGGGTATAAATATTACAACACAGAAGGAGTTCATTATGAACGGTGTTTTGTCTGCGATTCGTGATACAGTTGAATCAGAAGATGACTATAAACAGAAGGTAAGAGAGATGGCCGAAAAGGGCCGAAAAATGATGGCATACAAAGACTTTTATAACACGGCGATTTTATATTACACGCTTGGAATGTTTTTGATTGGCATCCAGACATCGATCCCCTCAATCAGAACCAGAAAAACCCACCCGGGGTGTATTCGATCCTTTATAGGATATCCATTTGAAGGAGCGGGTGATTTGAGTAGTTTAACATACCTTGGGTGTGTGGCTTATGATATCAGAGAGTCTGGCGAGCCATGGAATGTGTTAAAGGGAAAACGTCAAGAGAATATAATTACAAAAATCAAGGGCTCAATCGATGATGTCTTGTTAGCATTACCAGATGTAAGAAGGAAGTTCGATGAAAAAACAGAGTATTTGTTAACGAGCCCTGCGACTGAAATCCCCGAAGAACACGATATATCAAAATGGCAGCAATTTTTGCCGCCTCTTGTCGCCTTCAAAATAAAACATCTTTTGAATATTTCACCTGAATTCAAGAAGGGTCTGTTGTCTGATTTGCGAACAGGGGCCGGCGATCAGAGAAATAAGATTTGTGTTATTGAATCTAAGATTATACAATTCTCTCTATCTGTCGTAGAAAGGATACAAGAAGTAGTTAAGAAGCATAGATTACTTCTTCATACTTCAGGAAACGAACCCTATCTAGAAAACGCATGCTGTGAAAGCGGCGAAAATGAAACGACGATTGGATACTTTACGGAAAAGGACCCGCGAATCATTGAATATAACGATATTGTTAAGCAGTTGACGAATATGCGTGAGGATATTTTAAGCTATGCGTCGGCCGGGTTATTTTATAGCAATATAAACACAAAGAATAAATACCCGGCAATTACTGACGAATTTAGTGAAAAAACGATTTATTTGGCATTTATTCGCTTCTGTAAATTTAAATCTCTCGCACCTATTCCAGAGGATCTACTCCCATTCTGCACAGATAAACCCGACGGTGCGCTTATTAATCCCAACGATTCTGTTGACCAACTGATTCAAAAGTTAAAGGACGACGGCAGGAACTATAGCAACGAACATTTCCTAAGAATGATTCAAATTATCAGTCAGCACAATAGAATAAATATAGCTATAGAGCCAACAGAGGTGTCTTCTATTACGAAGCTTACTCGAGTGTTGGAAGCAATTGACGCAGAAAATGATGAAGTTGTTGAAAAATCCTTACGCGATTTGATAAGTAAGTCACTCGATTCATTTGATATTGCCACTGAAAACTACACAAAGGAAGTAAAAGATTTGAATAATTTTTTAATTAAGAATATTGACGCTATGAAGGCGGAAATAGGCGAGTTTGTTCAAAAAAATACTGGCTCGGTAATAACAAATAGTTCGGTAAGAAAAATGATAAATACTATTTCGAATTTATCGAATTGGTCCGCAGATTCATCGACTCGTAACGAAGATATCAAAATTTCAGACGATAAGCTGTATAATATTACGAATTTTTACAAGAATTTTGTAAATAGCTTTGTGAATGTATTCCCAAATATAATTATGAACAAGGTGAATTATGATGAAACACACATTCCTAATTATCACGGGTTTTCAAAGAATCACGCGAATAAATTGAAGAAATATGTTGCGGAGTATTATGAAAAGCTCAAGACCTTTTACGATATTCCCACTCTACAGAATGTTCTAACAACAATACAGAAAACAAGCAAGAATTTAGTTATGCTTGCTGATTATACGCCGAGCTTCACCAGTATTCGGGTTAGTGGTGGTAAGATAATAAAGCCTGTGCTAGACGAGCGAACCGGTCGATTTTTATTCGAATATTACCTACTTCGAGTTTTACTTAATTACATAGATTTAACCGACGAAGATGATATGATCGTGACAGAAATCCGTAAGGAAACAAGGGTTGCTGATGTGTTTACTACTGAATACTTGGAAGAGGTTGAAACAAGAATCGATTTATCAATGACCACAAGAGACAAAACGGATACAAGATTGTTGACGGGTAACAAGAAGGAACTTAGACAAAAGACCGCTGAATTATTGATTGCTTTTATCGATATCTTGAACAATGAAAAAAATACGATTGATACATCTTACGAGGATATCCAAGATAGAGTCTTCAAATTAAGAGAAAGAGAGAAGGATTTAGTAACAGATAGGCTCAAAAGGATGACGGACGAAGAAAGAGACGCGGATACAATTCTTAAAATCAACAAGCTCGGAATGTATAGCAAGGGGATGCAAAAGGGCTTGACAACATTAGACAAGAATTTCTACGACGAAGAGCAGGAATTTAGAGATACAATGACGAGGGCGGAGAGAGATATTCGTAAGCGAGATGCGACCGCAACGGATGAAAACATTGATATTCTATTGGATGAGTTAATGGAACAACGCCAGGTTGACAATGAAATTGACGCAGAGGCATATGATATGGAGTTTATGAACGAAACATATTATGATGGTAATACGGATGGTGTGGGGGCACCAGAAGAAGAATATGATGATTATCAGGAAGATATGTAATCTATAAATTAAATAAATTAAATAAATAAAATATAAATATCAATAATTTTACTACCATATGTAGTAAATTATATACATATATAGTATAATGGCAGACTATCCTTTAGGTGCAGGAGACCCGATTACTGAAGAAGAGCGCCTGTATTATCGAAGTGTATCGCCGGACACGATACAGCTTCAGGAAGATATGCGCCATTATTTGAAGATACTTGTGACAACTCTTGGTGCTGCTGCTGTTACCGCTGCTATTGCTAATTATTCAACAAATAAAGGTGGAACACGAAAAAGAAGCGCACGCAGAAGCAGCCGACGCGCATATAAGAAGAAGAGGTCAACCCGACGACGCTAGAAAAAATGCCCCCGCCAAAAGACAAATAGAAATAACAAATTTAGACGAATATAATTATAAAAAAATTGTTTGTAATTATATATATAAGAAATGTATAAAGGATATATTAGAGAAAATATTACAGTAGCGGCCGTTGTGTTATTTATTATTATTTTCGGAACAATTCAAATGATGAAACCAACGTGTTTTTATAACAAGGACGGAAGTATTCGCGAATTTGGAGTCGGATATAAAAACAAAACGATTTTACCGATCTGGTTGTTATCATTGGTTTTAGGAATCATGTGCTATTTAGCCGTCATGTATTATGTATCAAAAATGTAGAAGGTTCTGATTAGTAAAATTTAGCATCATACTCGTCATATTTATTCATTTCGGATGCTTCCCCGTATATTTCGGCGACCTTTTGTTGTTTAATGGCAAATTCTAAGACCTTCTTAGCATGTGCTTTTTGCTGTAATTCTTGCTCCAAACGACAGCAGCTTTTCTTCGCATTTTTAGCTTTCATTTCAGATGATTTTGGGCTTGTACTAGGAGTAATTGTAATGGGACCCCGTTTTATAGTCGACGAATCTTCAAATAATTCACGAACTAATTCATGATCTGATTCTTCGACCAATCTGCGTTCTTCCAGTTTTCTCTCTTCCATTCTCCAACCCGACATTGTTCGTTCTGCATCAGGAACCGTTAAAATTATGTTTGTAATTCCACTACAATTCAAGTTTCCCCAATCCTCACAATCTTCAACTTCAGTAATCATAAATATATATATCAATTATTAAACTCTAAATTCTTTTGCATCTATAATAACTCTAATTTCTTTTACACCTATAATAACTTAGGTTGTGATGGTGTAACTAGTGCTGGTAGCAAGATTGTTTTGCTTCTTTGCCGCTGCTTCAGATTCCAAGAACTTCTGCTGATTTTGCTCCATCGTTTTAGGATTCGAAACACAACCACGGCTTGTTATCTTAAGCTGAACAAGAGCTGTCAATAAAAGACCTGTGTATGTATACCACATAGATTCACCTACATTATCTTTCGTAACCACCAATCTAAACAAATCCTCCTTCAATTTTGCCGTTACACCCTTTGAGTCATCCTGATACTCTGGCTTCTTCAACGGATTTAAAATTGTCCAGTAAGATTCAAAATTGGATGGGAATATTTGGTTTATTATTACGGAGGTATTTCCACATATTTTAATTATTGCGTCGGCCGCACTCTGCATGGCGTCTTTTTGCGCCTGAGTGGTCAACTGAGAATCAGCATTTATTTTCTTTTGAATATTCGGGTCAATTAATAATTCAGTTAAAACAGTGTTCGCCTCACCTGAAATCCAATAATATCCCACTACATCGGAAAATGCGGTTTTAAATCCCGGGTAAACTGTTAAAATTACAACCAAAACACCAAATATTAATATCCAAGGCAAGAATGTAAAAATGCCCGCCGCCCCCATATTTTCAGATATATTTCCACCACAGGTAGAAGAAATGATAGAGGAGTTTACTATAAATTGAATAACCATTACTAATAATAAGTAAATAGCTAAATACATGTGACTGCTGCTAGTATATTCCTTTTTCTGTTCCGGATCGTTTAATATCGCAAGCGTAAGACTTGGTTTTAAAAAATAATAATACAATAATGTTGTCAGTAAAAAAGTTACAATATTTAAATAAGAATTAGCCATATAGATAATATGTATAAATTAATTTATTATTTTAACTACAATTATTATGGATTTTGAAGACCTTGCTAAACCATCGCTAACTGAACCGGGAGTAAAATATTTTTTACATCAAACACTTAAACAGTGCCACGTTGCTAGAGATAAATTTAATAACATGGTGTTTAATATTGGGCTGTTCATCGGGTTCCTGCTTATTTTAGGATTAATTCTGCTTTACAAGTATAAAGGTAAATTATCGCCGGTCGAATTACAGCAAAAAAGCAAGGAAAAACAACAATATATTTTGTCGAAAATCAAGAATTTCCAGCACGCTAAGCGGGCGGCACAACAAGAACTAATAACCGGATTACCTGCGTGGGAAAGCGAACACGATATGATACATTCTAAATTGCCCTATTAGAAACAACCGAATTTAGAATACGCCTGCTCTAAAAAATTATAAGATATAATATATAATAATGGAGGCGTCTGCGAAAACAATATACAATGTTAAAGAAACGTTAAACGAATACTTTAAACTCAAACTACAATACGAAACACAGATTATGGCAAATAAAAAGAAGATAATGAACAACTCGACATTAAGTAACAGAGAGAAACGATCAGAATTTCTTAAACTTAAGCCCAAATGTATAAATTGTAAACGACCTGGTGGGACTAGATTTAAAACCACATTTTTTAAAGAAACGGACAAGGACGAATCGTGTAGACAGTATAAGGCTACTTGTGGTGTAATTGCGGACCCGTGTAATTTAGATATTACAGTTCAAATTGGTAAGGTAGATTTGCTACCAAATCTGTTAAATAATATACAGGACGAAATCAACGAGCACAAAAACACCGTAATAAACGACAAAAATAAATTGTTATTTGGATGTATTACTACTGAAGATGCGTTGTCTAGGTTCGAGACATTAAAGGACGACATTTCTTTTTACACGTCTTTTTATGAGATATATCTTGAAACTTACAATGCCATTGTCGACAATGATGATACAAAGACTGAATTGAATAGTGCCATGTCGGATTACTATATTCAGATTGATAAAATAAAGGATTGTATTAAGAAAATGAATGAAACGGGGAATATTCAATATGCTCACGATGCGGTTGTTATACAAACAACGATATTAACACCGCTTATGGACAAACTAAGAGGATTAAAATACAATGAAACTATGGTGTTGCGAAATGAAGAGGCGAATACATGTAACTTGATTCAAACCATATACAGTATTCAAAAATTGTCGTATTCTAGCTTCACCGACAAGGTCGTGTCATATAATGTTGGAACCGAGGTTATCTTCAAGAAAAAACCCACTGTTATTGCGAGCGAATCAGAAGAGGAATACACTATGGAAGACGAGCCAAATTTAATTAAAAAGCCAGCTAGAAGTGTTGCCGCTCAAGACAACACGGCGTAAACACAAGAATAATGAGTCGCGGCCACCCACAAAACTTAAATTTTGTATCCGAATATATTATAGCATGCTGTTACAATATATTTCCATCCCGGCATTTATTATTAGTTTTGCCGTTGGTCTTTTTTTTGTGTACATTTTGGGACCCGAAATGAAGACAATTTATATTTACCCTAGCCCGGAAACTGTAGGAAAGGTCATGGTTAGGGATAAGGCCGACAATTGTTTTTATTATGAGGAACAACAAGTAGAGTGTCCGACCGATGAATCGCTTATATCCACTATCCCAATACAGGCTCAATAAAATATAACATTCTTAGACATTTGTACTCTTGGAAGATTTAGTATAAGTATTTCATACAATTTATATGTTTTGAAAAAAGAATTTAACACGGTAATATAACAATAGAAATGCATCTAGGTAAATTTGTTCATACTGAAACTGGTAAAGTTATAATGTCTATTCTATTAGGTTTTGGACTCGCCTCTTTATTTAGAACTATTTGTAAGAATAAAGACTGTCTAAATTTTCACGCTCCGCATTTAGAAGAAATTAAGGATAAAATCTACAAAAATGGCGATAAGTGTGTAAAATATTCATATGTAGCAACAAAATGTGACCCGTCTGCGAAAATAATCGATTTCGAGTAAGGTTTGCGTAATTATTATAATCAATCATTCTTTATACTAATTATGAGCGATTCAACAAGTATCTTAGACTTACCAACAGATCCGGTGGGAGGCGGAAATGTTAGTAATAATATTTCCATGTCTGCGACTGAAAATGTAGTGGTTTCACAAAAACAACAGGCAAATCAGGCAAATGGTACCTTGGACGAGGCGACTATTAGTCAAATAGTTAGCGGACTTCAAAACGCTAGCCGCAATGGTGCGACTCAATTGCCATCACGAGATATTTCAATGTCTACAATCGGCATCAGTAATGATCCCCATGTTCAGCCGAATTATGTCCCTCCCCCACAGGACAATACCGATTATATTAGGAATTATGAGCAAACATCGGACATGATAAATGACTACAATAAAAATACGCAGGATAACAATTCATTAGACGATATGTATAATGAAATACAGGTACCATTGTTACTCGCCGTCATGTACTTTTTATTTCAGTTGCCATTTTTTAGAAAAATTTTATTCGGTTATTTTCCTATCTTGTTTTCGACTGACGGAAATATGAACATAAACGGATTTCTTTTCACAAGCGCCCTGTTTGGTCTGATATATTACATGATCAACAAAATAACGAATCGCTTCGGAGTTTTTTAGCGAAGTAAATATGTAAAAAACCCACTTAAAAATACGCAGATAAAGTCATATAACACAATCAAATATGAGTTTAATCAATACATTAGCATCTACATACGAAAACATAAGCAGAATGACTCTGTATAATAGTTTTAAAACTGGCAATCCAACATATGATGCTGTTATATCGACTATTATGATTGGCATATATGGTTATATATTAAATTATGTAGCTAGATATGACGTTATGGAGATTTTATCAAATGTCAACTTTGAAACCTTCAAAAGTAGTCTTTTTCAGAAAAATTGTGTTGTTATTGAAGGGAAAAAATGTTCCACCACGTGCTCATACAATTTGACACCAAATATTTCTGCCATATATAGCACCAGGTTCAAGGCGATTTCCAACCATATTATTTCTAATATCGATAAATTCGCTCCTATTTACCAGATTAAAGAAACATATAGCACCTATCAGACAACGTCTAACGAGGAAGAGAGAAGAAAAACCCACGAGATATTCATGGTTGATCAAAGAAAATCGTTTAAATTAGAGGACAATATTTATGCGCGCGTAGAAACGGAACAAGAAGCATCCGGCGACGAGAGGGACAAATCAAATACAAAAACCGTAAAAATGACATATGAGATATACTCATATGTACATTCGATTAGTTATCTAAAAACATATATTGATAATATTACTGAAAAATACGTGTCATCTGTTCGGGAAATTCGAAGTAATAAACGGTTTATATACAATTTAGATTGTGTCATGCCAAAACCAGATGAAGGATTGACCAGTTGTTGGCGGGAAGATGTGTTTGAAAGTGCACGGACATTTCAAAACATGTTTTTCGATGGAAAGCAACAACTCGTGGCGCATATTGACCATTTTTTAAACAATCGAGAATGGTATTATGAAAAAGGAATACCATACTCGTTGGGGATTGGGCTGCACGGCCCACCTGGAACAGGGAAAACATCCTTTATTAAATCCCTCGCAAAATATACAAACCGTCACCTTGTCGTCATCCCACTTAAAATTATAAAGACCAAAAAACAACTGGAAGGTTTCTTTTTTGAAAACACGTATTCTAGTTATAATGAAAAGGGCTCCGTGTCATTCGACAAGAAAATTATCGTTTTTGAAGATATTGATTGTATAGGTGACGTTGTATTGGAACGAAGTAGTAAAAACAAATCGCGCGCAAAAGCGAAGGATAAATCGGAAAATATTGTAATAGGCGACATCGCCAAGCGTGGTCGGGATTCATCTGAAGTAACAACCGTACAACTAGTCGCGCCGGCTACAGAGCCGCCAATCACACTTGACGATATTCTTAATTTATGGGACGGAATAAGAGAGACTCCAGGTAGAATATTGATAATTTCTTCGAACCACTATCGTAAGCTCGACGCGGCATTGACTCGTCCTGGAAGAATCGATATAACACACGAACTAAAAAACGCAAGCCATTCAACAATGTCTGAAATGTATCAGAATCTATTTAATAGCCCCATTAATAAGGCTAGCCTGAAGAAGATTCGCGAGTATTTATATTCACCGGCTGAAATAATAAATATCTATGTTCAAAATAGAAACGAACACGATTTTATGAAGCGATTGATGAAAAATAAAAAAAGCGCATAAAAATTTCATTATGCTACTGTCCATTTTACAATAAATTTCGTTTTATTGTAAAATAGTAAATAACGCCATACACTAGTTTGAATGATTCAAGATTTCGTTACAAAATTAATCGATAATTTACCAGAGGAGATAACAAAAACGAAGGAGCCGATTGTAATAGACCTCATCTTGGATGGCGGCGCATTTAATGGTAGTTATTTAGTTGGCGCACTATACTTTTTAAAGGAAATGGAAAGGCGCAAATATATTAGAATAGATCGCATATCTGGATGCAGTATCGGCGCAATTGTGGGGTTCTTATATTATATTGATGGACTTCATCTTATGACAAAATTATACGAAATACTTGCGGCGGACTTTAGAAAATCATACAAGCTGCGACTGGTTAAACAGCTTAAGCGGCATTTAGGTGGTAGTATTCCGTCCGATATTTGTCAAAAAATAAACGGTAAATTATTTATTACGTATCACAACATCAAAAGAGGCACGAAGCCGGTAAAGTGTAAATATACAGACATAGACGACATTTTAAATACAATAATAAAGTCGTCTTACATTCCATTTTTAATAGACGGTAATGTTCTGTACAAAAACAAATATATAGACGGAATGAACCCCTTTATTTTCGCAAATGAACCAAATAAGAAGATTCTTTACATGGACCTATTTGGTTATGACAAGATAAGCAATCTTATCAACGTGAAAAACGAGAAATCGAATTATCACCGAATTCTGTCCGGGCTGTTAGACATTCATTCGTTTTATATAAAACAATCCAATACCCAAATGTGTAGCTATGTTAACGATTGGAATATTTTCAATAGCGGGGGCAATTATATAAAGGTTCTAATAGAGAAGTTGTTGTTATATATTGTTTATGCGATAGTTTTGATAAATAAGAAGATACCCCGAGAGGTCAAAGACAGTATCATTTACAAGAGTTTAGCAAAAATATTATACGACGTTTTTTTAATCGTATTGGAAAACCGTTGTTTATAAGTTAGAATGATTAAGCATTAATATTCTTCTATAAAAATGGACAATATCGATATAACTAGTTCTGAATTCACAATTAACGACATTTCCAACGATATTATCGGTGGAGGTGACGATTTCTCAGTAGACTCCCTATATATTTATATAGGAATTTTGGTTTTCGCTCTATTGGCCATTGTATTCTTATATAAAATGTATAATAGACATCGGCGAGTCACATTTCAAGATAAGCTAGATGACTGTTACGGCGATGTTTGTCGTCCGTAATTTAACTGGAGCGTCTTGTTTTGCCACCATAAATAGCTAGTTGCTTCTTCCTCTTAATTGTTTTGGCTGTTTTAGCTGTTTTGGCTGTTCTAGCTGTTTTGGCCTTTTTTGCCTTCTTTTTTGCTGGTTTATTATCATCTGATTTTTTCTGTTTAAAATCATCTGGTTTATAATTTAAAAACCACTCTTCTAACAATCCCTTATCGTTTTTCTCCTTTAATTCCTTATATTTTGCTGCCTTATCGGCGCGCATTTCTTCAACGGATTCTTGGTGTCCATAGCAGGTAATACTGAATCTAGTAAGCAGACCCTTTTGCTCCAATCTATTCTTTTGCTGCACATCAAAGAGAAAACTTGACATACATAATATTCTGTCTAAGAAATGGTTATAGTAAGCGCGATCCGCATATAAAAATGCCAAATAGAAACTTAACATGGTGTCGATTGTTGCTATTTTGACCTTTTGTCCAGATATGGTAATAACATTATAACTATGGCACGCAATCGGTTTGTATATCATTGCGACTGTATCTTTTCCAACGCAAATTTCATAATGTACAGGGATTACTTCTCCAACCGGCTCCCTTTTGTTGATTTTAACATTTTTGACGCCAATATCCTTTAAACGTTCCTTCACAATTTCGGCGGTTGTTTCAGGGTCATTGGATAAAACATCGAAATCCGCAATCTTTTCTAATTTCTGTTTAACATTACCAGGCATGTAGCGCGAATATAGAGACATGGCGTAGCCGCCAAAAAACACGACCCCCTGATTTACAAACGCGTTTCTTACTGTATCATAAATAAGGTCTTCATCTGTTCTATCTTCCATTTCTCGTTGAAAATCAACCATGTTACAATTTAAATCTGTAATTGGATAATGTTTATTTAATAGCGACAGACGCTTCATAACCTTTTCCCACCTACTCGTATCTCCTGCGGGGCGCGAGAGCTCTAAATACATTGACATTCTTAAATAGTTTGGCGGTGTGTATAAAATTCCGCCTACGCGAATCGCGTCCTTTTTCAACGCATTATAAATACCCTTGGGTAACATGGTTATATCAGCAACTGGAATATAATTAACGAACACTTTATATGTTCCGTGATGCTGACCCGCCTTTGCCTCTACATCTGTAAACCCCTGTTTATAATAAACATCTGCCAACTCTTTCGCATCGGCCAACGCATTCACCGCGAAAAAGTCATAATCAGGAATCTCTACTTCCTTGTTATAGAATTGATCATCCGAAGGTAATATATTATTAATTGCCGTCCCTCCATAACAAATTAGGGCCTTTCGCTTAATAAAATCTTCGACAATCTTAATAATTCTTTTAATATCGTCTGATTGAATAACGCGCCTAGCCATTTTTTCTTCCGCTTTATCAACTGCCATACGAAGAATCGCTAATTCACAATCTTCGAATTTTAATCCTTTACAGGTCTTTTTTGTTGTCATCCCGTGATCTTATATACTAAATAGATTTAAATCTTCAATGGGCAATTAGTAATTTATAATTTTAAATTTTTTTATAGTGGGGGTGAACCCTTCTTAAGATTTAAAACTATAATAGTCTGTTGATGTTGTCCGCGTAGCATATGAATACGCGGGGTTTTGTGGGGTTGGTGCCGGAATAGTGATAGGTTGGTACCTCAAATCCGCGGGTTTTAAACAAAATGCGTAACCACATCTATCGAAAAACTCGGCATTCTCCATTAAAAAGTTGTCCACCAGTTGATAACGCATTGCGACAAAATTACATCCATACGCTCTAGCTAGCATTGCGCTTGGATTTGCGGGATCGATACCTACGTCTGGGAAGACGATTGTCATGCCCGTCCTGTTATAGTCAGTTAATTCCTGAGTATCGGGGTTATTTACAATGTCATAATTTGAATAACTTCTCATAAAGATTGAGTTGCTTGTTATGTTTACGTATTCTAGGAATGCTTGATTCTGTAAAAATGAGTTGTTTATTTTGTCAACGACTAGAATCACCTTGTTCCTAAACGTTATTAAGGGAACGCTTCCTAAATTATGACCGCTATTTTCAAAACTATAATCCATTCCAAGCAAGATATCATCATACGATTTTAAAATAGACGCTAAATTAGAATACATTTCCTGGTTATTGCTCTTAATTCTTAAGTGAACAATAATGGGGTCTGTTGGATTTGGCGCGGTTCCGCCGGAAAATGCGTAGCTACGGATTGTCTCCATTACGCTGCTAAAATCAACGGAATTAAATGTCTCTTTAATGAAATAACTGTCGACTGTGGAAGTAGCAACGACGGGTTGATTGTCAATTGAGTATACTTCAAAGTCTAAACACCTGACACCCTGTTTAATTACTGCCTTTAAATTACAAATATTTACGAAATCGTTTTTGTAAGAGCCGCCCGAACAAGCATTATATGCGGTTTTAACATAGTAATCAAAAAGGTTGCCGCTACAGTCGGGATCATTCGCAGAAATAGGCCTAATGTTTCCGTTTACGGTGGGATACAAAGAATTCATAAAATCGCATTCTTTCGATTCTAATCTGCTAAGATAAATCATGTATACGATAAATATTACAAGAATGACAAAAATAATCGCAATAATCATATACGACTGGAAAGCTTCATCGGAATTTGTAATGTTGCTTAAATACTGTTCTGCTACGCTTGGCATTAATCTAATATAATATATTATTTTTTAATTTAAATTTGGGTTTTAGAAAGAATATATAAATGATGAAATAAAGAATTAAAAAATTACCTTATTATATACTTAATATGGCAGGCGGATTAATGCAATTGGTTAGCGAAGGGCAACAGAATATAATTTTAAATGGCAATCCAAGCAAAACATTCTGGAAGGCTGTTTATAAAAAATACACGAACTTTGGTAAGCAAAATTTTAGATTGGATTATGAAGGAACGCCAACAATTAATCCTACAACAGAATCAACATTTGTATACCGCGTTAAACGATATGCCGACCTCCTTATGGACTGCTACATCTCAATCAATCTCCCGACAATTTGGAGCCCAATTCTGCCTCCTCAACCAATTTATAATTCAGCAGGTGCGGTAACTGGTTATACTGACTGGGCGCCTTACGATTTTCAATGGATAGAAAATATCGGCGCGCAAATTATTAGCCGCATAACTATTAATTGCGGTAATCAAAAATTACAAGAATACTCGGGGCAATATATTTTAGCTTCCGCTCAGCGCGATTTTACAGCAGAGAAGCTCGCATTATTTAACGAAATGATTGGACAAACAGCCGAGTTAAATGATCCTGCAAACTATGGCGCGCGAGTAAACGCATATCCAAGTGCGTTTTATAATCCCAGTCCGGCCGGTGCACAGCCATCCATCACAGGGCGCACATTATATATCCCTCTTGGCGCATGGTTTAATCTTGTTACTACACAGGCCTTTCCATTAGTCGCGCTTCAATATAACGAGCTTCAAATTAGCGTGACATTAAGACCTTTTAACGAATGGTTTACTATACGCGATGTTATGGATTACGCGAATTCGTTTCCAGTGGTTGCGCCGAATTTTAATCAGTTTTATATGCAACCGTATCGATTCCTTCAAACACCGCCAGATGAAATTCTTGGCCCGGTATCTTATGTGGATACCAGAACACAATGGAACGTAGATATTAATTTAAACTGCACTTATTGCTTTTTATCAAACGACGAATCTGAGGTATTTGCTAAGAACGAGCAGAAGTATTTATTTAAGCAGGTCTACGAGAGACCCTATTATAACATAACTGGGCAGAATAAGATTGATTTGGATTCATTGGGAATGGTGATTAGCTGGATGTTTTACTTTCAGCGAAGCGACGCAAACCTGAGAAATCAGTGGTCAAATTATACGAATTGGCCTTATAATTATATGCCTCAGGACGTGATCCTTGCGCCTAGTGCGGGAGACTATAATTATGTAAATCCTTTAGCTCCAGGTCCTCCTAGTATAGGTCCAGGTGTAAATCCTGATGGCTCGCCAACAAACCTCTACATAACAGGGCAATACAATCCGCAGAATATTCAGTATATTTTAGTAGCACTTGGGATCCTCTTGGATGGGCAATATAGAGAAAATATGTTACCTTCGGGGGTATATAATTTTGTTGAAAAGTATGTGAGAACCGCTGGTAATGCGCCACAGGGCTTGTATTGTTATAATTTTTGTCTCGATACCAATCCGCGAGTAATACAACCATCAGGTGCGATGAATATGAGCAGATTTACAAATGTTCAGTTTGAATTTACAACTATATCGCCTCCGGTAGATCCATATGCGCAGGTGTTAACTATCTGCGACCCCACAACGGGAGATATTGTGGGTATTAACAAACCAACGTGGCGTATTTATGATTACAATTTCAACATGTATTTAATTGAGGAGCGTGTAAATATGGTAATATTTGTTGGCGGCAATGCGGGTCTATTGTATGCTACATAAATATTGTGGCCCTAAAATAGCCCAAAATCATCAAAATTCCTACAACCGTGTAGGAATTTTGAGAAAATAATGTCTAAAAAAAACCCTACACCTGTAGATAAAAACATGTTTTTTCGTTGGGAAAGTTTTTCCAGAAATTTAAAATGGACAAAATAAATGTCCAAAAATCGAAAAAGGCAAAACGGTGTTGCGAAATAACATGTTTTGACTGCATAATTGAATTTTATGGTCTGGTCACCAAAAAAATAATTTTCAATTTGTGACGATAAAATTTTATACTTTTTTGGGAAAAGAAGTTAAAATTATAATATTCTGTCAATGTATAGCAATGTTTAGCAATGATTTTAAGCCGAAATTAAGCCCTGAATATTTTTGTGAAAAATGTGACTATAAAACAGGTAAGAAGAGTAACATGGATAATCACTGTCTAAGTGCTAAACATATAAAATCAATGATTAGCAATGATTTTAAGCCCGGCTTAAGCTCCAAATATATATGTCAAAATTGTCACAAGGAATATAAGGATAACTCCGGATTATGGAGACATAATAAAAAATGTAAACCCGAAGACTATTCCGGTTCAGATGAAAAGAATGATCAAATAACAAACGACCCAGCGGATAAAGATCAACTTATACTGATGCTTATAAAACAAAATTCAGAACTGATAAAGGAAACATCAGATTTTAAAAATATCATGCTGGAGGTTATCAAAAATGGCACTCACAATACAACAACTACTACAACAAACTCGCATAACAAGGCATTTAACCTGAACTTTTTCTTGAATGAAACGTGTAAGGATGCCATGAATATTACAGATTTTGTTGAATCGATTAAGCTACAATTATCGGATTTGGAAAAGGTTGGAGAACTCGGCTACGTAGAAGGTATTTCCAACATTATTGTAAAGAATCTGAAGGATCTTGATATTACGCAAAGGCCGGTTCATTGTACAGACAAGAAGAGAGAAACAATGTACATTAAAGATGAAGATAAATGGGAAAAGGATGATGAACAAAAGAAGATGCACAAGATGGTTAGAAAGGTTGCAGATAAAAACGCGAGAATGTTACCCAAATTCAAAGAAGCGCATCCAGATTGTACCAAAAGTGCTTCTCGGTTTTCAGACCAATATAACAAAATTATTATGGAAGCAATGGGTGGACGAGGTGATAATGATTTTGAAAAGGAAGAAAAAATCATTAAAAGGGTTTCCAAGGAGGTAATTATTCGCGATGCTTAAAAGAAAGATCCTAACTAATGTTACAATATATTATATAAATTTGATACTTAAAGAATATAAGCATTGGTTGATATTATTAGTATATGTCGGTTTATTCTTGTTTATTATTCTTATTGATCGCTTTGTGCCCTATTTATGCTTCTCTCGCGGTTCCGTTTGCTTTTCATCAATTGATTGTTATGAACAATTCTCTTCCGGGCTATATTGTCCGGTTAAAGGGTGGGGATAAAATTGGCAGCAAACTCACGACGTTTATTACACAGTTACCCAAGTACGGAACCTTATTTCAATTATCCCAGGTGTATAGTTTGTATGGTTATCATCCCGTTTCCGGCGCGCCTATCACTCATAATCATACTTTGGTTACTGGTTCTTTACACCGTGTTTACTATGTTCCGAACACGAGACTTTTCTGTCGCTTTTGCTCCGATGTGTTTTCTTTTATTGTAACGGATGGCTCGTCTCAGTCCTTTCCTGGAAATGTCATGATTGTGGATGCGGATGGCACGATTGTCGGTAGCGATTTTCTACTCGGGAACGACGGTTGGACTATTCTTGGCAACAAACTACCAGTTTCAGTTCCCGTTTTTGAACCATATAGCCGCGGTCAGTTCTTTAATCATTATATTCAGGCAAGTGATAACCTCATTCACGGGAAACCGGATAAATCTTTGTGGGTTTACAATGCGCCGTCCAAGTTTCTGGGGAACTTCAGGATAGCATATGGCGGGACCATTCAGTTTTCCATTAGCCTCTTGGCGGGGGATGTTACACAACTCCACAAAGGTGCTCCTTTGGTTGAACTTGAATGTAATAAGACGGGTATTACTCTTGTCTATCCTTTATCCGCGGTTCATTTCTACCATCTTATTGCTTCTTTTCAAATTGAATTGGTGGAAACGTCGGGTTGGTTGAAGGTTTCATGGGATGGTTTGCGGGTCGGACGGGTTTTACCGAGTAAATGTGAATTTATACAGGTCTTATCATGTGTCTCGGGGTTTCGTATTTTGGGTGATTTGACCACCTGGTACGAAACCATTGGATTAGACAATGTTTTTATTCGGAATGATCGTAATCACTTCTTGTTAGATGCGTTTTGTAATTAGTTGTTTTTAACTTAAAGAATTGAAAATATCAAGTTTTCTCCTGGGAAAGTTTTTTCAGAAAATGAAAATGGACAAAAAAAATGTCCAAAAATCGAAAAAGCCAAAACAGTGTTGCGAAATAACATGTTTTTACTGCATAATTGAATTTTATGGTCTGGTCACCAAAAAAATAATTTTCAATTTGTGACGATAAAATTTTTATTATTTGCAATTAAAATGATTTAGGCATTTTTTATATTTCCATATATATATCAAATGGAACTAAATAAGATGCCGAAAAATGCCGATTTTTGCTGCGAGTGTTGTGACTTTAGATGCTCTAAGAAAAGCAACTATATAATTCACACCAAGACCAAAAAACATATGTATCGTGTCGCTGGAAATGAATTGGAAAATGCGGAAATAAAAATAAATGCCGAACATAGCTGCGAATGTGGTAAAAACTATGCTACTTTATCTGGGTTGTGGAAACATAAAGCGAAAGGGTGCTCTGTAAATAATACTAATCTTGTAATTGAAACAAATGATGAACCTGAAGTAAAAAATAATAACAACAATGCGACCGACAAGGACGATTTGATTAACTATCTCATAAAAGAAAATCAGGAATTTAAAAACTTAATTCTTGAAATTGTAAAGAAGGATACTTATAATCAGAGCACAACTAATATTACAAACACAAATACAAACACAAACTCGCATAACAAGGCATTTAACCTGAACTTCTTCTTGAATGAAACATGCAAAGATGCCATGAATATTACAGATTTCGTTGAATCGATTAAGCTACAATTGTCGGACCTGGAAAAAGTTGGAGAACTCGGTTACGTAGAGGGAATCTCTAATATTATTGTAAAGAGCCTGAAGGACCTGGATGTAACCCAAAGACCGGTTCATTGTACCGACAAGAAGAGAGAAACAATGTATATCAAAGACGAAGATAAATGGGAAAAAGATGATGAACAAAAGAAGATGCACAAGATGGTTAGAAAGGTTGCAGATAAAAACGCGAGAATGTTACCCAAATTCAAAGAAGCGCATCCAGATTGTACCAAAAGTGCTTCTCGCTTTTCTGACCAATATAACAAGATTATCATGGAAGCAATGGGCGGACGTGGTGATAATGATTTTGAAAAGGAAGAAAAAATCATTAAAAGGGTTTCCAAGGAGGTAATTGTTGACAAAGATTGAACGCCTAAGGGAGGGGAGAATTAGACGCAAATGGTCCGTCCTCAATGAATTCACCAGTCAAACTATAACGTTCAGGGTAGTCAGGCATAAACTGAACAGCCGGCGGTTTATATCTCTTATCAAACAACGCTTGATCTTCATTAAAGCTACCCATCCACGTATTAACGCCGAAATTGGGCATGGCTGGTTTAGAGAACATATTAGCAGTAATGACCCTTTCGCGGGTTCCATAACCACTTGTTAATGGCGAATATCTTGGCGTAACACCGACTGTGAGTTTTCCAGCTTCATCATTGCCGGGGACATTTTCGGGCGCACTTTTCAACGGCGGTGTGTATGGCTGACAGCCGGGGCAATCAATATCGGCCGAACACTGTTGTCCGGTTATGGCACATCGCGCGGCCGGACCACAGAAATTCGTACAACTATACGTTGTTGTTAAAGGAAGATCTACAGTGTGACTTGTTGCGCCGCCGTATTCCTCTTGAATTATTGATGATGTAAAACATTCCATAATGAATTTATTTTTGGTTAAATAATCAATCCACTTAAATATTAATATTAATAGAACAAAACTGGTCACTGCCAAAAATAAAAATCCAGAGTTTTTTTTATAGATTTCCATAATAGTAATATAATATCTATGAAGATTTAAAATTAATCCGAATTAGGTGATTTAGTAAATAATAACTTTATAGACTTCAAATTTAATAAACCTTTTTATTATTTTATATCATTTTTCTTTTGTCTGTGTAATATAAGTAATGGCAAATTCTGATGAAACGGATGACAAAAAGTCCTATACCTCGAAATTAACAACTTATATTATCATCATAGTAATTATTCTATTCAGCATACCTGTTTATTATGGATTCAGTGGTCTAATATTATACGCATGTAAAGTAGCGCAATCTAACGTTTTGCCAGACGATAAAAAATGCTATCCCTATGTAAATACCAAGCCGGACATTGAACCAATTACAACGAATATTTTTACTACGAATACAGATCCTCAAATGTCGATGAAATTAAAAATACCATACGACGAGTACAACTCTTCAAATAGTATACTAGACGGCCTTCGTTCTTATAAGAATAATCCAGATTCATTTTTTTTACTAAACTATTTTGTGACTGTTCTAGAAAGCACCCTACAATTTAATTATGCTATATTCAGTTATGTATTGAATAAATTAAATTTGATGCCCGAATCGTTGCTTGTATTAATGGGTCCCGTAATATTCTCTACATTATCGCCGTTCATTATTTTTATAGATATCATACATTTTATTTATACATGGTTTACTGAAATGGGGTGGTTTTTCAAGGAAAATACAAATGAAACAGGTAAAGGGTTGCCAAAATGGGAAAACATCGGATTTTTTTCCACACCATTTAGATATTTGATAGCATTTGGCCTAATTATTTTATTTACATTGGCGACGATTTTTGCGTGGAGTTTTTCATCACTCTTTATAATTTTAGCGTTTTGGTGGTGTATTTTTGGCGTTATCACATTTAAATCAGAATTGAATGGTGACTCAAAATCCAAAACCGACTCAGAAACCAAAACTGACCCAACGACTGGATTCACAATTATAAAAGAAACATACAAGCATTACAAGGGACAAATGATGGGCCTCCTAAGTTTTTTTGTAATTTTGTTTGCCTTTATACAATTGGGTGCGGTAGGCGGTATAGTTCCCACGATCGTCGTTCTGTTAATATATTTTGGATTTATAGCAATTGACATATACACTCCAGTAACAGAAAAGGGTTTCTCTCTTTTAACAAGTTATAAACAAGCCAAGAAGACGTGTATTACAGAATCAAACCTACCGAAAGACAAACACGGATGGCTGTATCATTGGTTCTTTGGCAGACCCCAGTCTGGAGGAAATATTAAAAATGAGCTTATAAGTATAGGGAAAAAAATTAATTTACATAAAAATAGGACTTAAACCTATAATTAAAATACTGATAAATGGGGAAAAATAAAAAGCAACAGACGCTTCCAATGGTGAGCATATGTACTCCAACCTTTAATAGGCGTCCATTTATACCGATGATTATTAAATGTTTTGAACACCAGACATACCCCAAAGATAGAATGGAGTGGATTATAATTGATGATGGAACGGATAAGATCGGAGAATTAGTTAGTCATATTCCACAAGTTAAATATTTTAAATATGATGAAAAGATGACTTTGGGAAGTAAACGAAATTTGTTGAACGAAAAGGCGAGCGGTGATATTATTGTATATATGGATGACGACGATTACTATCCGCCCGAAAGAGTGCGACACGCGGTTGAAACCTTACAAAAAGCACCCAAAGCGTTATGTGCTGGGTCAAGCGCGATGTTTTGTTATTTTAAACACGTAAATAAGATGGTTCAGTTTGGGCCGTATGGACCAAACCATGCCACGGCTGCGACATTTGCTTTTAAACGAGAGTTGCTAAAGGTCACGCGGTTTGATGAAAAATCTTCTGTGGCAGAAGAGAAGAAGTTTTTAAAGGATTATACTATTCCATTTGTTCAATTGGAATCCAAAAAATCCATTTTAGTATTTTCACACGAACAGAATTCATTTGACAAAAAGGAATTGCTTGCTCAAGGTCCTAATCCAAGTATGCATTACTCCACATTGGTCCCTGCCGATTTTGTCAAAGAACCAGATATATTGAGGTTTTTTACAGATGATATTAATAATTTAACCTCGTATGAACCGGGAAAACCAGAAAACAAACCGGATGTAATAAAGCAAATCGCAGAAATGAAACAGAAGAGAGAAGTAATGATACAGGAACACATGAAAAAACAAGCTGAACAAGAAGAAATGATGAATAAATTACAGATAGCCTCTTCTCTGCCTGCTGCGCAGAATAAAATTAACGAAATGAGTGTTTTAATTCAACAGCTCACATTAGAAAACAATCAATTAACGGAAAAGGTAACATATTTGGAGGACAAAATGAAGCAAATTATTAGCGACCGAATCAAGGAAAGGCGCATCGCTCTTTCTCAAGAGGCGCCAACAATAACTTCACTATCGTAATAATTTTTTAATCAAAATATACTTAAAGATACCTTGATTATAACAGTAACAATGGAGTATAACGAGTCGCCACATGAAGCCAACGAGTATGTGCTTAACCCTAACGATATGTTACATGATTCACAAAGAATGGACAGTGGTTATAACGTAATTTGGAGACCACTAGCGAACACACGTGGTTCGAGACTGCGTAAGATTGAGCTGTATACCTCTTCGGATACCGGAAGTAATATTAGAGATGCGGAAACTGGACATTATTATACCAACTTCGTTGGGTCGAGTGATGAGGATTTGTACTTTAAGGTAGTTCTTGCGACGGGTGAATGTAAGAGTAAGAACAATTCGTCTACAATGTTTTACAGTTCCCCTCGCCATTATATGTCTCATATGCGATGTGACTTGGATCCAATCCAAATTGCGAAGTGGGAGGCCAAGCGCGACGCTAGAATTGCCGATGCCGAGAAATCTCGACAGGCTATGCGTTTCAAAAAGCAGCTCATCTATATTAACTAATAACTCACTGAAAAAATAAAATAATTTACTCAAATAACTAACACAATAACTAAAACCAAATAAAAACACCATGATTTGATTTCATGATGTTTTTCACAATTATACACCCCTTTTCCAATCCGGACTACAAGTACTCTACAGAGTAGCCAGTCGCACCTATTACTTTTAGGCGAAGAACACTGTTTTCAAAGAGAATCGTGTTGTTGCTCGGCCACGCTGGAAACTTTTCGATATCAAGCCCCAAATCTTTCATCTGTTTAATTATGCTTCGCCAAGTTCCGATTTTTTGTCTTTCAATCGCTGTTCGAATCCACCAACCCCAGTGGCCTCCCCATCCCTTTTCAAACAAGAATTTTGCGGTTTCTCGGCTTCCTATATTGGCCTTCCAGGTTGCGCCGTAAAAACAAAAGGACACACGGTTTTTGATCGTGTTAGGCAGCTTGCTTTTAATCGTGGTCGCGAGCTCAGCAACCAATTGAACATTGTCACCTTTGCATTTGTTGATAGCATCAATGATAGGGGCGCATTCCATTAATGCCTTTGAGTACTTGGTCTCAAGGAATTTCATAACTTTCCCATTTTCAAACGACAATTCATAGATATTGATAATCTGTTCGTTGGGCGAGGCAGAAGAACTGTTAAAGTTATTATTATCTTCGGCATTAAATTGCATTTGCAATTGCCTCGCGAGTTCTTCGTCTCCGGAAGTTTTATCTTCCTGATCAATATCTCCATGTTTATTGATTGCTCCAAGAGATAATAATTTCGACATTATTGTATAAGTTATATCTATGTTATGTGTTCTTAATTTTAAAATCAATTTTATTTCAAATTTTTATAAATATCAAATTAGTATATAATGCCTACTCATAAAGTAATGATTACAAATTAACAGCAGTTCAACGCTATCTAGTGGAAGATAGAACACAAGAAGACGTTTGTAAAATAATAAATATGTTCTTTATTGAATCAAAATGTGCGGAAGAAATAGTTTGATAAAAACTAAAATATTTAACTAATATAGGATATATGGATGCGAAATACTTATTTTATGTCACATTAGTAATTTCAATTATTGTTCAAATAATAACAGGAATAATCGAGATTGGAGCGTTTTTTGTAAAAGTTCCAACTATTTATTCGATAATAAGACAATTACTATTATTAGAATTGGTGGTTCAGTTTTTCGAAGGATCATTTTATGTTTGGTTGGCTTATAATTTTACCAAGGTATTAAATGTTACACCCAAAAGATATATAGATTGGTTTATTACAACCCCGACAATGCTAATAACATTGATGATATATTTAATTTATCTAAATAAAATGGTAGAAGACAAGACAACCGAACTGGAATTTTTTACACTTTTGAAAGAGAATTCAAATATTTTTATACCTGTAGTGCTTTTGAATTGGTTAATGTTGTTTTTTGGTTATTTGGGTGAAATGAAAATTATTCCCGTTTTGCTTGGAGTATTTCTAGGGTTTATACCATTTTTACTGTATTATTATATCATTTATGTAAACTATGTAACTGAAAACACAAACGGATATTTATTATTTTGGTATTTTTTCTTTTTTTGGTCAATGTATGGTTTTGTAGCGGTTTTGCCTTATTATGTTAAAAATGCATTTTACAATATATTAGATTTGTTCGCAAAGAATTTTTTTGGTGTATTTTTGAGTTATATAATATTTTCTGGAAATTATTGAGACGTGATTATGTATAATAATTGTTTATAAATAATCAGTATTTGAAATCTAAAAGGTGTAAAATAAACAGCATACGATCACACATTTTATTCTTCCTCGAAAGCAAAATCTTCTTCTTCCTCTTCAACGTCCTTATCAGTTATTCCCGTCGCATTCTCCTTGATATATTTTTCAATATACCTGTAAATGCGGCTAATGTCCAACTTTCCGATTTCATACATTTCGGTCAATCGATTAAGTTCGCTATCATTATCGGCATTTTTCAGATCAATAAAAAATCCAAACAGATCTTTCTTATCCATGCCTAACACCTGACATAATTTTTGAATAAATAGCGAATTGTTATATTCTGTGGAATACTTGGTTAAAACCTTTGTGAATCTGGTTTCTGTTGGATTACAAGGCTGCTTTTGCGGGAATGATTCGTGATACATCTTGTTATTTTTCAGTGTTTTAATTAAGGAGCTCATCTCGTTAAACTGCCAAATTTGTTTTTGAAATGTAATTCGATCAATATAATCCGCAAAACAGACGTTTTCTAGCTGATTAATATAAAATGGTATCGATACCTTTTTATCCGCCTTATCAATAACATCAATCAGGTTTTCGTGCCACAAGAGCCCGACGCTTGTTCTATCAGTTTCATTCATAACGCTATTATGCTCTGCCACGGTATAATACTTATTAAATAGATTTCTCGTTATTTTTTTTGTATCATCACTGTAAGACTTGATTCGTAGTATATTATCAATTAAATGTTCGGTGAAAAATTCCGGCTTATTTTTATAAATGGTATAAATGCCGTGAAGTTTTCTCAAGTCTCCCTGAACAAATGTGGCTATTCTTCCCTTAATGTCTTGGTCGATGTTAGGTAAAAGAGGCGCTACTATATTTGTTACCTGCGGTAATGTAGGAGTCTTAAGCTCTATTGTGTTACATACCTTCATAAGCTCCTTGATTTTTTTATCTACCTTGTAGTTTCCGATGCATATAATCGGGTTTATCGTAACTTCTTCTAACTTTTGTTTTTTGGTCTTTTTAGGACGGATTAATTTGATTAAGGTGTTGATGCCTCCCTTGTCTCCATTATTCATTCCATCAATTTCGTCCATAATAATTGCGAGTCTTCGTGCTTTTTTGTTGAATAAACTCATGATATTTCTATCCGCCATATTATGCTTTGTTATATCTTCAATCACGGATGTATTTCTTATGTCTCCGGCATCATATTTTATGATATCATAATTCATTTCCTTCAAGATTTTAGTAACAAATGTAGTTTTGCCTGTTCCTGGGTCGCCAAATACATAAATCCCCCTTTTCAAAAGGACATCATTTCTATTTGCCTCAAAGTTGCGCAATATATTCCTCACTTGTTCGGCCTGTTCGGTCCTATTAAGAATTGTATTTATTTCTAAGTTCTCCATCTTATATAATAAATAATAATTGTTTTTATGTAGCTTTTTTTGTTATTTGAAAACTTAATGAAAGTGTTCCATATATTTAACAACGTTGGGAAGATCCGTATGTGATGCCATCCCAGCTAACTCCACAATTATTCGCCCAAGTAGATTTATTACATGTGCCTTGAGACCCGGTATATGTAGGAGTATTAAAGTCCATTTCTAGATGTTTCTTTCCACTCATTGGTGGGCAAGTTCCTAAATCTTTAACATTTACGCATCTGGTGTCATCGCCATCGCCTTCGAATTTCCAGTAGTCGGGGCAAGATGGAACCACTGGTGGCCATTTTTGTCCATCCTTGGCATATGACAATGAAATACCAATAAATACAAGCGCAATTATTAATATTATGATAGCAGAAAATAGAACAATCTGTTGAAATCCTTCCATATAAATTAAAGGAATATATTTTTTTTATTGGAGTAATATAAATGAATAAAGTAAATAACGGACGGGTTGATATTAAAACCCCTAATACTTCTGCTTTGTTTCAAATGTACGATAAAATACCTGCTAACCAATGCGTGACCTTTAGGAACGCCACCGAAGGATTATGGACATCAAGCTCCCTATCCCAAGCATTTTTCTCTCAAGAAAACATTCAGATCTTGCAAAATGGAATCCGAGCGGGCATTTATAGAATATCGAATGGGCAATATGTTATTGGTGACCAGGATTGCGATTCGCTAAAAATAATCATGAGAAGTGTGTTTTTACAATACGCCGCTAACCAACCAACCAATTTTCAACAGCAAATTTCAGCGTTGAACAAGATTGTTTTGGATTACTGCATCCAACAAGTATACGGTGAAGCACAGGGTTACATGAAATATGTAAGTGATGTTAGCACATTAGTCGTGCCGATTGCTCATCCTGTAATGGCAAACGACAACGATCGCCAATTAGAATTTAAGGGGTGGTTCTAAATTGTCGCACACAAGTTTAAATGTATTATTTTTTATGAAAATAATATTTTATGGAAGCTAACCCGGCAAATAAAATAGAGGATAAAATAGTATTGATATGTGCGACGGGTCGTTCAGGGTCAACGACATTACAGAGAATTATTAATACAATCCCAAATAGCAATATATGTGGAGAGAATTTTGGCGCAATTAACAGCCTGCTTGAATTCTATAGACGAATCAAAACATCAAGCGCAGATTACATACCAGGTCATTTCAATCCGGCAAAGTATAGCGAAATTATCGCAAAAAATGTAAAACCCGCCTGGTACAATTCTTACAAGTATCAACAAATCGTGCAATTAATACAAATGACAATTATAAATATGTTTAAAAATAGTGCGACGACGAATGTATGGGGGTTTAAAGAAATTAGATATGACTCTGGGAATATTCAATATATATCTGATTTTAAGGAACTGTTTCCACAAACAAAGGTTATTGTTCAGATTAGAGAGAATATTCGTCAACAAAGCAAAAGCGGTTGGTTTAATAAAGATAAAAGTGCGGTAGATTTCTTACAAAAGAATAGCAAAGAATTAATCGAATTCGCAAATAAAAACAAAGAATGGTGTTATTTAACGAGTTTTGAACGAATGTTTGACAGAGAGAACATTAAAAAAATGTTTGGATTCATTGGCTGTAATAATGATTATAACGAAGCGGCGGTTACAGAAGTCATTGCTAATAATATTAAAGATTAAAGGCACAACTATAATTTAGTTTAAAAACGACAAGTGAAATAATAGCAAAATTATTAGTTAAGAATAAACAAATATACATTATATATATATTATGTCGCATGTTATGCCAACATCGTATAATTCTTCCCGAGTCGGCAGAGGTCTACACGAAACTCACATATTGCCAATGCAGCAAATATTACAAGCGCAGAATAGAAATATTGCAAATATGAATAGAGATATCTTTAAACTAGGGAACAAAATAAAAGAGGTACAAACAGAAGCACACGCGAACAGCTTATATTGTCAACATCTAACAGATAACATTAAAGCGAGTGATAATAACTTTTCGATTGATAACGTCAATACCATCACAAAAGAATATATTAACTGTGTCAACAAATTGAACTTTACGACAAATCTTATCAATGAGAAGAAAGGCGAAATCCTAGGAGCAGGCGAATATGCTTCTGTATTAAGACCTATATTTGAAAATAAATACACTGATAATGCTGTAATCATAAACGGATATATTGTCGTTGCTTCTGCTGAACCAATAAAAATGATACATTTTTTTGAGCCAGATTCGAATTGGGATAATAAACAAAACAACATATGGAATGTGTATCGCGAAAAATGTGAAACAGATGGTTATAATAGATTTAATGAATTAAGGAGCAAATCACCGAAAAAAACGCAATTCTATGTATTAATTCCGTATGACTGGGAGTTGGGTGTAAAAATTGCGTTTTTTTTGTATACCCCCGACATTTTAGACAAAACTGGCAAGGAGTGGATTAAAATAGTATCTGGATTTAATTTAACCCCGTCAATAACTAAATACGCGGAGATTTCGGATCTGCCAGCATCATATATATCCTATTTAGGTAAAATCGAGGACGCATTTAATACATTTTCTAGTAATAATACTGATTATAAATTAGGCACTATTTATCAATTAGGTCCAGACAATAAATTCAATACACTTAAGATTGTTTCATCTCAGGAATATCCTAGTTGGGAGGGACAATATATAGCGAATTCTTATATTCCTGGTTCCAATATTAACATGCCTAATATAATTTTGCAGATCAATACGGAACTAAATCGCAGTTACACAGGAATGCAGGAGGGACAAATCGTCATAGTCGAATATGTGGTTGGATCAGTCTATTATACAGGTGTTATTAAAATGATTCTGGTCGATGGATACGATGGTTTATGCTATCAAATACAGTCTATCAATATTAACGATTTATTTGAAACGTCCGTACAAATGACAGGTGATGTTGGCATTCAAGGAAATTTGAATGTTACGCGATACAATGGTGACGCAGTTATTTCAACTGACAATACTCGCAAAGTTACAACATTTCATGATAAAGTTGGAATTAACCAACGCTCGCACGAAGTAAGTGGTTTACTAGACATTGATAACTTAACACAACAAGTCGTTTTTGATTTATTTGAAACCTTTGTTCCACATTCTGTCAATAGTTACGACATAATGCGAGTAATAATAAAAAAAATAGCTAACAAATCGGAAAAACAGCCTTACACAAAGTTATCTCAATTTCCAGTTGGAAAAACCGATAATGTAAAATATAACAGCAGTTCCAATAATATGGATTTCTATATGCCGAACCATCAGACAAAAGATTTGGAGGCGATTTTATACGTACACGGAGGATCATTTGTGTCTGGCAACGAAGAAGATAAGGACGCAGTAAACGCAATGGCGCGGTTTAACGCGGACGGTTACATTGCCTGTTCTATGGCCTATTCACTACAACAACCCCCGACGGGCGGATTTACACAAGAATGGTGGAATAAGGCTGTGATCAACGCAACAAACGACCTGATTGATGCGATTGAATATATACAGAGTTTGGGTGCTACGGGAATTCATATTATGGGATATTCGGCTGGAGCGATAATGGTCTTGATGACTGCATTGAATGATAAACATCCATTTATAAAATTTTTGAAGAAAATACCACCTAACTTTATTTTAACTCGCACGTCAATTGGCGGCTCATTAATTACGCCAGACGGGTTTTCCATAGTAAAGTATTTGGATACAAATTGCCCGCCACTTCTATTGTGGAATGGTAGCGCCGATAAAACCGTTGATAAGAAGGGCGCGCTGGCTATCAAGCAAAGGTATACCGATTTGGGTAAATCTGAAGAATGTCGGTTATATTTACTTGATGGTTCTACACACTCCTCTATATTAATTGATAAATATAACGGGAAAAACGTCTTGGATGTATCTATCGCATTTGTAGGTCAATCTCTGTTTACAACAATACCGGAATTGTTCGCTGACGGTAACCCATTATTCGATTATAGCGATCAATGTACAGTTTTTTCTGTTCCTATAAAACCTATTATTCACCCGTCCGACGTTAAAATCATTCATGAAGACGGAGTTATTGTAGATCTAAGGAATGGTGTTGGTAATGCTATACTTTCAGCGGGCTACACTTTTGAGCGATTACAACAGTGCGTAAAAGAAATTAATCAGATGGAACCAGAAATTATTGCCGCCGCAGACCCAGAGTTCATTTTTTCATTTATTGAATTATTATGTGATATTGATAAGAATTGGTATGTTGTTTCTATGAGAGCGCGAATTGATAACAACCTAACGTCTGGAAAGAATGAAATGGTTTTTGTAATGACTTATTTAAATGTGACAAACATTATGAGAGATAATTCTACAGGTAAGGTATTGCTGGACATCATAAATTATATTAGTCGAGAGGTGCGTTTTATTAACTATGTATGTTTGTTATTCAAAAATAAATCAAATGTAACTGCTGGTGGTTTTTACGATAGTAATGGCAATTTATCTCTTGACTCAAATGGCAACATACGTCTTCAACAATCTATTAAAAACAACGAATACTTTTCAAATAGGTTCGATTTACTTCCAGAAAGTTATATTTTTGCGTTCAATGTAAGCAAGGGTGGTGAATATTTGCTTCACGAAGCAAATCCGCATTGGAACGGTAAGATGCCAATAGATTTATGGAGCAATGATGTAAATGTTAGTACCGCATATGATACTATACGCACTCAAGAGGACGTATTATACAACAATCCTATAAATTCAACGTCTTTTGTGACGTATCTGTGGAATTCGTTTCGAAAAATATCTTTTGTTAATACAATAACTGTAAGCAATGGGACAAAATACTTGATAGGTTCTGGGCTCAACTTAAAATCAATATTAAATCAAAGTTTGATTATTACAGGTGATAATACTATCAATGGCAATCTCTTTGTAAATGATTCCAATAATAACAATATATTCAAGGTGGACAATGTTGCAAAAACAATTACAAATTCATATAAAGTTGGTATAGGCACAGATGAACCTAGATCTATGTTGGATATTAACGATACTACAATACAAGACGTTTTGAATGAAGTAGATGCGGCAATTAAACAATATAAGGTTATGAATTCGCTCGTGAAAAAGTTACGAACTGCTAGCTCCGACAAGGAATTTGGAGATATAGTAAGAAGTGAACCAAATTTAATTCAAACAAATGATAGTTTTTATGCTATTTGGAAATTTGCTCAAGGTGCGGATATTTTATTATCTAGCAAAATGTCTATTATATATCATTGGTTATATCCTGATTGGCAAGGCAATCAGCTTGGGGAAATTAATGATCCTGTTAAATCCGTTCCATTACAAACGTGTATTAATGTACTACAAGAAATTTTAGACAATGAAATTCTATATGACGGACATTTATTCGGATTGTGTTTTTCATTTGTATTTGGTATAAGATTAATACGATGCTTTTGTTTTACTAATAATGGCAACTTGTATTTCTTGGGAGCCGGAACAAACCTTCAGCATTACGGCATAAGATACAATTCTAATAATAACTTGTCTCGTTTGTACGACCTACGTGTACTAACTGGTAAAATGTTATCTGAAATTGACCGTCGCATTCGTAATCAAAGCGGAAAATTGTTAAGCGCTGACGTTAGAAATCTGGATCAAGGATTAAATACATTGCGTAGCATACAGAAGAAATATAGTGACATTCAATTGGCAACGTTTGAGCTTGTTATTGACTTGAATAATATTCATGATGTCATGTTTAGTTCTATAAATGTGGACCTTACTACACCAAACGATATCTCATTAGGCACCGCAATTAAATATGCCGACTTTGATTATAACTTGAAGGTCAAATGTAACAACATTTTCATTAACCTCACGACTAAGTATAACATCCAAAATGCGAATAATGCTAGTAATACTAATCAGATAAACGGCAACGATTATTTTATATTGTATTACGAGGATTTAACTTTTGATTATATCAGCGGGATTAAATGTATGGGTGTTTCTGGTTCTAAAGTCACGCTGGTTGTTACCGAACTTTGCGTTCAAGATTGTGTATATCCAACCCTAAATGTCTCTGGAGATGCTAAGATAATAGGTGATTTGGTGTTAACAGATCAAACAAACAATACCAATTATGTATCTATTGATCCTGCTCAACAATTTTTCGGCGTTAATACTGATGAACGCTTTATAAATTATCAGGACATCGCATGTACTACATGTACTAATATTTACAGTTCTAAACATAATGTGTATGTCAAGCGAGACTCTTATCCGGTCATGGTATGTGAACGCGTGCGTGAAGATGATGCTATTCCTGTGAACTTGAGTAGTTTTGGAACGTATAGCGCCTTTACAGTTAAACGCAAGAGTAATTTATACGATTTTTCAGAAATCGGCAAGTATGCTAATCAATTAGATACTGAGTTCTTAAAGACGCGACAAGGAATGGGTCAGGTGGATAACGTTACACATATGAGATATGGTCCAGATATATCGTTTGAAGTATGTGATAAAACGAATCGTTCAGTCGAATTAGGTCAAGTTCAATTAACAATTGATGGTATAGATCCGACCACCGGTTATTTACAGTGTGGATTTGGTGTCCAAGTGAACGATTTTAAAAAAGGTGCGTTGTTTGAAAATGTTCGACGAAACCTAATGTATGTGGATAATAGTAGTAGATTGTTTGTAAAAGAAGTTAGCTTGAATGGCCGAATATTGTCTACAGATAAGAATGGTAAATTGCTGATAGACAATAAAATTGTTCAACTGTTTCCAGTTGAAGATGCGGTTGTATTTCATTTAACAAGTACAGACAACTATATTAGGTTGTTTAATAATATTGACAATTACATAGAGTTACGCCCGGTACAAATTAAAGTAGTATTAGATTCTAATGGTGTAAATTTAATGACAAATAATTTTGTCAAAGATAAAAATATTGAAACACAAATTACATCATATTTAGATAAGGGGGTTGTGTTTGAAGTTTGTGAAAAAACTATGTCTAAAAAAAATATGACAAAGGATGAGTTCATTAAAGGATCAACTTTTATTAAATTCGCAATTCAAAGATATGTCGAGTTATGTAGAGATGGATTTATAGGAGTTGAGCAACAATAACTTATACACGTTTGAAGATGTAAATACGGAAAAATACATTTTGTTCTAACAAAAATAATCTTAGCTAATTTTTATCTAGTTAATAACTTATGAAAACTATATAAAAATTATATTAGTGTATGATATACACCTGTTATGTTTAGTGGATTACGTTTAACAGCGATCAGTATCTTATGTGGTGTATTTTCAGTTTTGGCATATTCTGTAACGGGCAGTACTTGTATATGTACATCGGTTCAATGTCCACTCTTAGGAGTAAATACGTTGGTAATGGGCAGCGGTGGGTCAACCGTAAAATACACATATATTCAACATAACGCACACATAGTGGTATCATCTGTCGCAGGAATAGTTTCGCCGGAATCATTGGATAAGGGCACCGAACCGACAAAGTGCACGCAGGATTATTCTCGTATGTTAGAAGATGATGGCTTGGCAAACTGTGATGCGGGGCATATTATGGCAAATCGTCTGGGAGGGTATGGTAATGAGCCGATAAATATTTTCCCGCAAAAATTCTCTATTAACCGTGGCGCCTATGCACAATTCGAAGGAAAAATATACGAATGTATAAAGAGTGGCGCAAACCAAGCAACCTTAAACTGGCAATTTTCATATGAAAGCACAAACCATACAATGCCCAATAAAGTAGTATATAGCGCTCAATTTGATAAGGGCGATTGTACACATTTAGAAGACACCTTTTCCAATTAAATTACATTATATACAACATTTAACATCATATACAATATTTAAAATTTTATATGATATATTTTTACTCACCTTCTACGACCATTAGTGCCTTTTTTACAGTCTTCTTAACAACACCCTTGGAAACCACCTTTTTCTTCTTGTCTTCCCCGGCCATAAGCCGCGCTCTGGCCTCTTTATATTCGACATATTGATCTCTAAGCTGATCCAACTCAGACTTCCACATCTGATTCACAGACGTTGCCTTTATAACCGCCAACTCAGCCAACTTATCGCCGCGGTCCTTTAACAATTTTGTAACATTCTCTTCGGTGACTGAATCCATTGGCATTTTTACAAGATAACGGTATTCGTCATCATCTTCAAGTTTATCGTATCCCTTTTGTTGTAACATTTCAACAACAAAATCCTTCTTCTTTTTTCTCAAATCAATTGTTCCGTCCAATGTCTCCTGTATATACTTGGCCTTGTTTGATAACAAAACGAGATCCTTCTCCAAAGCATTAATCATGTACGCCTTTCTAACTCCATATAAATCTAAACGCACGTCATAATACGCATCAATAATCTCAGATATCTTATTATACTTTTGAAGAGTATCCTTTGCGTCGAACAAGTGCATATTCGTCGTAGTATTTGTAGTATACAATTTCAACAGTTTTTCTAGTCCATTACATCCGTGATCGCAACTCGTGGCTTCAAGCTCGTCTAATTTCCCCTTCATGAATGTAATAGTAAAGTCGACATTTGTATCCTTACTCATATCCTCATAATCTTTAATTGTAGCAGGAATTTTCTTTCCGTCTTTATCAACACCAGGCTCTATTAGATATTCAATTAATTCCTTGAAATCTTCTGTCCAATAGCCAACCGGCAATTCAGTTACCTTGATTTTATCAACGCCTAACTTCTCGTATACACCTTTAATCAAGAACTTCTCGTCGCTGATCTTTGTGATGCGACCTGTAAATCCTTCGTAATAAGGGATAAAGTCAATCGCGCCGTCAGTCGATAACAACTTATGATTCAAATAATCGATGATTTGTAGTGGGTTATAACACATAATGTCAGTGCTAAAGCCTGTTCCTATGCCCTTCGATCCGTTTACTAACAGCATTGGGATAATTGGTGCGTAATAAATGGGCTCAACTAACAAACCATCATCATTTAAATATGTTAATACATTGTCGTCTGTGGATGGGAATATAGATCGCGTGATTTTATTTAACTGTGTAAAGATATATCTTTCCGATGCGCTATCCTTTCCGCCCTGTAATCTGGTGCCAAATTGTCCATTCGGCAGAAGCAGATTGATATTATTCGAACCAACGAAATTTTGTGCCATTCCCACAATTGCTCCATTCAAACTTGCCTCTCCATGATGATATCCAGAATGCTCTGAAACATATCCTGAGAATTGTGCGACCTTGATTTCAGTTGTTAGGTTCTTTTTAAAAGCGGAGAACAAGATCTTTCTTAAACTAATCTTGAGTCCATCCATCAAGTTAGGAATACTTCTATCGCAATCATACTTTGAGAAATGAATGAGTTCACGGTTAATAAACTCTTCATATGAAACATTTGTTTTTGCTGTGTCGAGATACGCATCTCTGTCGTATAACTTGAGCCAATCCTTTCGGTCGTCTGCCCTCTTTTTATTGAAGACCATGTCAATCGCATCGTCGCTCTTTTCGGAATGTTGAAACCCGACCACCTTTCTTTTCTCAAAATATTCGCGGAATTCTTTTCCAGTGCTTGTACCAAGTCCCTTGTAATATTTAATCTTCCACCCCTTCACGTCATTTTCCTCCTTCCACTCATTATACTCGCCATCATTATAGAACTCCAATTCAACGGCACCCTTTTTCGCCTTCAAGATGGGAGTATTCATAAAACCGATGAATCCCGGAATATTAGCAAGCGTGGGCCACTCAGACTGAAACAGATTTATACCAAGTCCCTTTATGTGACTGCCGTCTAAATCCTGATCCGTCATAAATAGAACCTTGCCATAACGTAACTGTTTATACACATCTTCAATTGTATTATATTTTTTACCGGTCTCCAGACCCAAGATCTTCTTGATCTCAGTAATTTCCTTGTTTTCAGAAATTTTCTTTACGTTTTCACCCCTTACATTGAGAATCTTGCCCTTCATCGGATACACTCCAATAATATTGCGGTCATCAGATGACAATCCAGAAATAATACCTGCCTTTGCTGAATCTCCCTCGCAAAATATAACAACACAATCTTTGGATTTTTCTGTGCCAGCCCAGTTGGCATCTGTGAGCTTCGGAATACCTCGCACAGATTTACTCTTCACGCCGTCAGTCTTTTTTGCGGCCTTATTTTCCTTCACTTCGGTTAATTGTAAGGCGGCGTCCATCACACCCATTTTCGCAACCTTTTCAATAAATTTATCAGAGACGTCACATTTGGAACCGAATTTGGCAGAAGGCGTATTCATGTAATCCTTGGTTTGACTGTCAAATGCGGGGTTTTCAATGTCGCAACGCAAGAATAAAACGAGCTGTTCCTTTATGGTGTTCGGGTTGACCTTTACCTTTTTCTTTTTCTCTATGAATTCACACAACTTTCTAGTGATTTGGTTCAAAATATATTCGACGTGTTTTCCGCCCTTTGCGGTGTGAATGCCATTCACGAATGATACTTGAACAAATTCATTTGTAGGTGTTAATGCGACGGCATATTCCCAGCGGTCTCCGTTGTCTTCGTAAACTCTCTGAGATACAGATTTTTCACCTATATACATGTCGATATATTGCTGAAAATTTTTAATTGGGACCAGATTGTTATTGTATCTCACCTTGAGGGTTTTATCAGTAATCGCGGATATATCATAAACGCGCTTCTTTAATAGCGAAATAACATCGGCAGAAGGCCCGGTAATACCCAGTCTGTGATAGTCTGGCTTGAATGTAATCTTAGTATATGGCTTGTTCTTGCACTTTGAAATGGTCGGCTTGCTGATTTCATCTAGGTTATTCTTGAACTCTTGAATATACTTGAGACCGCGAATATGGTCAACCGTCTCAATTCGTCCATAAGTAGACCAGATAAGGACTAGCTTGAATCCAAACCCATTTTTACCTCCAACAATTTTCTTCTCGTCTTTATTGTAATTTGTAGAAGTGCGAAGGTGACCAAATACCAGTTCAGGAATCCAAACGCCGTCTTTTTGCGCGACATCAATTCCATTACCATCGTTGACCATTGTAATCGTGCCGTCAGGTTCAATTGATACGTCAATATGAGTAACAGGCAACGCATTTTCCATTTTACTATCAACCTTGGTCTGCATTCTAACAACATGGTCACGGCAATTTACAATACCTTCATCGAACAGTTTAAATAAACCGGGAATGTAGGTAATATTTTTTTCTATGATTTTCTCGCCGTCTTCACTCATAATCCACATATCGGCATCAATGTTTTCAACGGAGCCGATATACGTATCCGGATTGTCGAGGATATGCTGTTTATCGGTCTTCTGCTGAACATCGAAGAATAGTTGGTCTGAATCTGTAGCGCTCATCGTATCTTATTATATAATTCTATTTTTAACTACATTTTTAAAATCAATTTTTTATTTATCTCATTTCTTATTGTAAATCGTATTGAGAGTTTAAGCCGAGTCTAAAATAATGTAAAAGTATTCAAAAGCATAAGTAAAATTACATAAAATAAAATAACCAATAATATTAGCACATGCACTCACAACGACAATTCACTCCTGGAAAAAAATCAAATTCCATAAGATCAATAAATTATGTAGCTGCTTACAATGCGGCATTTCCAAATTCGTCACAATCAGCGTGTTTCTGCATTCCTGATAAATACAATAAAACCGTACTTGGTTCCGATTCCCCGTCTACAAAAATTTCAAACAACAGGCGGATAGCTCAGATAATTAATTATTCGCGGGGTGGAAACATCCAATATGGAAATTCCTATTTAGGACAACCATTAAATATCAATTCTTTAGGGAGGGCCGAGGGGATGCCAGGTGGGAGCGGAAAACCACCAACAAATAGATTTTAGTGCGTTTCTCTCAATCCGAATAATTTTATTTTCTCAATTAATCTTATAATGACACACGAACAAAATATCGGATCTCGTGCTCAAGTTTGGCACGGAACAGCGAAAAAGACCAGCGGTGGTCTTACCAAGACACATCTCATGATGAACAAGCACGGTCGCATTGTATCTAGAAAGATGCACATCATGGCCAAGAAAGAGAAGCGTCTTGTAAAGGCGGGCTTTATGACCAAGAAGGGTCAATTTGGTTTCATCAAGAAGGGAAAGTCGATGAAGAAGGGTCGCAAGGGTAGCCGCAAGATGCGCGGTGGTATGGCTTATGGTGGTCCCTTGTCTCCGTTGACATATGTTAATGGTGAGGGTGTTGGAACATCTGGCGTTGACTTGCAATTTGTGGCCGGTAATGCCGCATAAATAAATAAATTATAGTGTATTTTTTAAGTTACAATATAATTTAAGAGGAAGTAAACCAATCTGTCTCTATAAATTTATCATATACAATATGGTCTGCGAATTTGTAATACAAATATTTTTCAAAGAATCTTTTACTGACAACAAACTTTAACGAGTTTGCGCAGGCATATTTGTTGTAAAAATTATAGGCATCATCGAATGAAATCAGTGCTAATTTATGATCCAATTTTATTTGTTCTTTTATATAATCAAACGAGTCATTAATATCATTGCTTTTATTCCACATGGAACATGTGACGCTTAAGACAAATTTATCCTCTACAATCTCTACGGAGGGAAAAAAGTGCTTCAGGATTTTCAACATGCTCTCTTCGGTTATATTGCCGCTTGACATTAACTTATCTGAGTTTTGTTTTGACCACGACTTGAAGAGCGAATTGAGTTCATCAACCTCTAGTTCATTGTCAAAAATAAGTTCAGAATCTGGGTTATGCGTAGTTATTGTATTTTCCCAGAATTTAATAAAGTTGCTTTCTACCGGCAAATACCTACTGGTTATACCAATAAAAGAATCGGAATCGGCGTCATATGAATATTTTTCCTTAAACCGCGTTTTTAGCGAATTCGAATAAATGACATTTGGTAAATTACAGTTTGACAAGAATTGCTTCCAAACAAAATGAAGACTCTTCCACTCCATTTTACATTCTGAAGCAGAATCGACAATGTATTTACAGCAAAATTCATCGACAATATTATTTGGATTTGTATTTTTAAGATAATAAGAATATAGTTTTAATTCTTCGTCGGATCTATTGTCAATAAATTTATCGGAATTTTCGTAGCGAGATGAATAATGAGCCGCAACGCATAGCAAATCAAGCCCAATTTTCTTTAGCATTTCTCTCCACGCCTCGTTTGAGAAGCTCTCGTTTATCTTGATTAATCTACAATTTTCGTAGGTGTGGTTCTCATGATACTTGGTCATAAAATTATTCGCTGTATTATTATTGCCAATAGACACTAGAGCAACGCTATCGAGCTCGTTCAATAATTGCTTCATTTTGACGCTCACTAGATAAATCAAATTGGTATTCTTTTTCAAAATATTATCACCAATGATGGTTAGGAAATACTTGGCGGAATTTTTTGAATCAAAAATAGTCGGGTATAATACATTTAGCACATTTTGAATGGTGTCTGTTTCAGGGACGGAACTAAATAAACTACGCTCTTTAATTAACCGGATAACGTTCATCTTTGTCTTGTGTTTCCATTGTAAAAGAACGCGATCCTTGGAAATACTAGAGAGAAGCTTATGTATGACATCATCCTCCTTGACGATTAAATATTTATTACCATCATATTCGTAGAAAAAGTTGTTGGTATGCAAGTAAAAGTATTTGTTTTTACTCAAAAACACTTGAATAAATACCTGCTGTTCATTTGTCAAGTAATTATTGCGATTTACTCGCTTCTCGTGGTTTTTCAGTTCATTTTCTAGCGTATTTGGGAGATATGTTACAATGTGATTATATATTCTTTGTATCATATATTCATTGTCCTTGTATTTTTCTAATAAATATTTCACAGTTTCTGAACATTCTTGTTCTGTAGTTTTATCTGTCATTCTATGTTCCTTACGATTAAGCTTTTAAATTAGTTTTCAAATAATATATTATTATATATTAATGAAGGTTGTTTTGAGATATGTACCAAGAACGCTAACGAGGAAGGATAAAAGAGCGCAACTGAAAATGTTGACGAAATCTAGGGCTCTTTATAAAAAGCGCAAATATTATACACGGAAGCGTGTCGCGTCGTTTTCATCGAAAAAATCAAAATTCATAACAAGGGCACAAAAAATATACAATGTCAATAAAATTGGTGCGACGCCTGAACTCGCAAGGGCGACTGGGTGTTCGCGAGCGGCGTTAGCAAAGATAATTAATAAAGGTCAGGGCGCATATTATTCATCTGGATCAAGACCAAATCAAACCGCTCAATCCTGGGGTAACGCACGATTAGCTAGCGCAATTACGGCTGGAAAAGCAGCAGCTGTGGATTATGGTATTTTGGAAAAGGGGTGTAATAAGCGTTCAAAGGCGCTAACTTTAGCAAAACGGGCAAGAAAAAAACACGGCAAGGGCACTCGACACGCGATACGGGTTAATGTTCCCAAATTATTTTAAAACATATAATATATATGAGTAGCTATAATACTTATTTAAAAAATAAAGGTGTTTGTTGTGTGCCGGGGCCCGTTGGACAGAGAGGGGACCGCGGTCCGACTGGCGTTTTTGGTCCTACAGGTCACACTGGTCCTACTGGTCCTACCGGTGTCCCCGGCACGGCATCTAATACAGGAGCAACAGGTCCGACTGGTCCTACAGGTCCTACAGGTCTTCAAGGTGTTGCGAGTTCAGTAACAGGTCCTACCGGCGCTCCTGGTACGGCGGCAAATACAGGCGCAACAGGACCAATAGGTCAAACTGGACCAATAGGTCTTCAAGGTGCAGGCGGAGCAACAGGATATTATGGTTCTTTTTATGATACTAGTAGTACCGGTCCATTTACTGTAAATATCGCATATCCTATTACAATTAATTCAACCGATTCAAGCGCTACAAATGGTATATATATTGGGGCACCAACCTCTCGGATTTACAATACATATTCTGGTATATATAATATTCAATTTTCAGCCCAGCTGACTACAATTTCGACTGGTAATAGTACTGATACAATAAATATATGGATAAAAAAGAATGGTGTCAATGTCACTGAAACAGACGGACAAGTAAATATTCCAACTAAAACAGGTGGTAATATTGTTGGTTGGAATTATGTTTTAGCATTAAACGCTGGCGACTATATTGAATTTTATCTTAAATGTGTAACCACTTCAAACGTGAGTATAACTGCACTCGCCGGGGCCGGGCTTGCTCCAAATGATAATCCAGCATCTCCGTCTATTATAGTTACATATACACAAGTAGTGTATAACGGACCTACAGGACCTACAGGTCCTCCGGTTAGTTTTTCCGCGGCACCAGTAGGAACGTACAATCTATTAATGGTCGATACAGCTACAAACATTATTTATAACAGTACAGCTCCTACTTCAGCCCAAAACAAAACATTTATTATAGACCATCCAAAAGACAATGATAGATATTTAGTTCACGCTTGTTTAGAAGGACCTGAGGTGGGGGTATATTATCGGGGAACTTCAGAAATAATAGACAATCAGTCCGTAGCAATCGAATTACCATCTTATGTTCCAGGATGGGCAACAGATATTAGCGTTTTAGTAACCGCTATTTATGACGGAAAGGTAAAGACATTTGCGGCCTCAGATGTTGACAGAAATGGTAAGTTTGTTGTTTACGGAGAGAATGGAAGATTTAACTGGATAGCGATTGGTAAACGAGCTTCAGTAAATGTTGAACCGTTAAAATCTGAAATAAATGTAAGTGGGTTTGGGCCCTATAAATGGATCGAATAGATTCCCCATTTAAAATATTTGTGCGTTAAATATTTTAAATTCATAAGTATTTAAAGATTCTGCTTTAGAAATTGTATAATGTCTACATTTTCCAATAAAAATCACGCATCAACCCCCACAGATGGAAATGTGTTAACTATTAAAACTGTCCAGATTGCGCCGTTTAGAACCTTGATGACGGCCCTCAAGGACATTCTTTTAGAAACAAATATCTCCTTTGAGCCGGATGGCATTCGTATTATTAATATGGACAAGTCCCACACCATTTTAGCTCACCTTTATTTGGCGGCTCAAAATTTCGAGTTCTATGAATGTAAGAAGGAAAAAATTATTATTGGTGTAAATATGTTTCATCTATTCAAGTTGATTAATTCGATTGACAATGACGACACATTGACTATTTATATCGAGAAATCCGACTATGTCGATGGAATCGTTTCTCATTTGGCCTTGAAATTTGAGAATGGCGAGATTAAGCAATGTAAGACTCAGAAACTCAGATTGATTGAGCCTGAGCCAGAGGAGCTGCAATATCCTGACGTAAAATTCTCGTCTATTATTAATCTTCCTTCGGCGGATTTCCAGAAAATTATTCGCGATTTGTCTTGTATTTCCGATAAGCTCGAAATCAAGTCCGTTGGTAACGAATTGATCTTTAAATGCTCAGGACAATTTGCTTCTGCTGAAATTCATCGTGCGGAATCAGATGGAAGTATGGGGTTTATTTTGAAGCAGGATTCGTCGAAGATTATTCAGGGGGAGTTTTCGCTCAAAAACCTTGGGTATTTTATTAAGTGCACGAACTTGTGCCAGCAAATCGAAGTGTACTTGGAAAATGATTTGCCGTTGGTTGTGAAGTATAATGTTGCAAGTCTTGGGGAGATAAAACTCTGCTTAGCACCGTTACCCTCTTCTTAAAATTTCAAAATTTTCGGAAGCATTTATGGTAACAAAAAAGATTAGTAAAATCGGCAATATTCGGCGCTACTCCCAAATATAATATAAGGATAAAATGATATAAAGAGATAGACATATCTTATATATGCCTATCAAATACACATATAAACAAGTGCAAGATACATTTACACAAAATAAATGTATCTTAACAAGCGAAACTTATGGAAATCAACTAAGCAAATTAGATTATGTAGCTTCTTGCGGACATACTAATTCTGTTATTTTTAAAGAATTTAGAAATGGAGTTGGGATAAAATGTAGAAATTGTGCTTTAGAAATACCAACATATGAAGATGTTGTTAAAAAGTTTTCTGACAAAAATTGTATGGTAACAATGACGCCAGAAGATTTTATTCAAAATTACAAGAATAATAATTGCAAAATAAATTACAATGCCTCTTGTGGACACGAAAATAGTGTAAGTTATAAAAACTTTACTACATTAAATCAGGGCATAAATTGTCCAAAATGCGTTAATAAAAATGCAAGTTGTAAATTAAAAGAATTGTATTCAAATGATAATAAGTTGTCTTCATTACAACAAGAATTGAAGTGTATTAATTATATTAAGGAGTTAATAGGAGACCATTTTACAACAATTAAGTCATTTGATGGTTGTAAAGCTGATATCGCTATCAAAAGATTCGAAGAAATTGAAGATTTATGGTTAGGAATTCAAGTAAAAACTACTAATAAAAAAACAGAAAGAGAACAATATTATTTTAGATTAAATAATGGAGAATATGACAATTGTTTATTATTATTTATTTGTGATGAAGATAAAAATATGTGGCTAATTCCATACGAAGAAGTTAAGGGTTTGAAAACGATTGGAATCGCAAAAAAATCAAAATATAATAAATACGAAGTAAATAAGGAAAACTTGATTGA